TGGAGCGTTTTATGACGTTCATGCCTAAAGTGACCAATGGCAAGAAAGTTGGCTTTATTGGTGAAATGGAGGATGTGGGTATCGCAGGCTCTGGATGTGATCCTACATATCAAAAGGTGGCTATTGCTGCAGCCCAAAAGGTTTGGGAAATTGGTGATTGGCAAGTTCCATTGGAAATGTGTTATGAGGATTTGGAAAACACTATTGCTAAATATTGCCTAAAAACCGGTACTAATATTGCGGACCTTACTTCTACTGAGTATATGGATGGAATCGTCCTTCCGAAGCTAACGGAAGCAATGATGAAAATGTTGTGGCGCTTTACCTGGTTTGGAGATAAGGATGCTGCCAATGTTGAAGGTTCAGGGCTAATTACAGATGGTTTGAATGTTGAATTGTTTAAAACATGTGACGGTTTCTTTAAACGTCTGTTTGCTATATGTACAGTTAATGCTGGCCAGCATACTGTCATATCAGCCAATGCTGAAGCATCTTATGCTTTGCAAAAATCCAAAATGAAAGAATTGGGTGCTGCAACTTCCATATTTGATGCAATGCTTGAAGATGCGGATAGCCGTATTTTCCAAAAGTCCGGACATGCAATTTTTGCTACGAAATCATTGTGTGATTCTTTATCTCGTGACGTGAGAGAAAAATATAAGGTTATTATGCCTTGGGAAGTTATTTTTGACGGGCTTGAAGTAGGGGAGTATGACGGTGTTACAGTTGTAAAATGCTCAATTTGGGATCGATTTATCCAAGCATATCAGAATGATAAAACCAAATTGAATCTTCCCCATCGTGCTGTTCTGTGTTCTCCGGACAATCTGATGTACGGCTGTGAAGGTGATAACCCTATGTCAGACCTTGATATCTGGTTTGAAAGAAAATCCCGTAAGAATTATATCTATTCTACAGGTAAACTTGGTTCTATGATTGGCGAGGATAATCTGATACAAGTTGCATATTAGGAAAGGAGGTATTTATGGGAGTATGCGATGATATTTTGAAGAAAGATATTTCTCCGTCTTGTGATGATCCAGTTGTACAAGGTTTGGAGCAGGAAGGTGTGATAATGAATCGTGCAGATGTAGACTTTGCTGCAACACTATTCAATTCTACCCGTAAGAATGTGATTGAGACACTAGCCATGAAGACGGGAAAGAAAGCATATAAAGTTATTGTACCAGGAAAGGCTCCATTTACAGGAACTACCACAGCTTTGGCTACTGGTACATATCGCAATTCATTCACAAACACTCTTGTACTTGTGATTCTAGCTAATGATCCGGATGTTTGTGCAGATATTATTGACGGCTTGGCTAACGGTTCTTACGTTGTAGTGTTGGAAAATAAATATAAGGGGTTACAAAAAGAAGCAAATCCGGGCGATGCCGCTTTTCAGGTTTTTGGATATTATCAAGGTCTTACAGCTACTACTATTGAAAACAATAAGTATAGTGAAGATACAGAAGGCGGATGGACTGTAACACTCGAAGAACAGAAAGCTCCAAAGTCAGCTTTATTCTTGTATAAAACAAGTTATGAAGCTACTAAAACTGCTATTAATACTTTAACGGCCGAACCGGCAGAGTAGAGGTATGACAGTTTTAGAAGTGGTTGATAAATTGAAAGAGTTGGGGGGTAAACTCCCCCTCTCTTCTTCTGATAAATCAGACATTGAAGTAATGTATCATGAAGTCTTCGGACGAACTTTTATTAGAACTTCATGTAGTGATTGCTATCGTGATGCTGTGATTGAGATGTATTCATATTTAAAAAAATACGGAAAGATGAAAGAAAAATCAAATTATGCATTGAAAAATGGTGTCTTACTCCAGGCTGGCTTTGGGAGTGGTGAAATGTATACCAATGATAATCTAACTGATGAAGCGGCAGAAAGATTTCTCGCGGGAAATTCTAAAGGGATAGTGTTTTTTGCTTTAACGCCTTCTGATTGGGAGGAAAGGGTTGAAAAACGCAAGAATCCGGTTACGGCTCTGGATGAGACTTTAGTTTCAGAATTAGTGAAAGCTTTCCAAGTGGAAGGTGCTACTGTAAAAATAGTGAAAGAAGCGTTTAAAACTTATCAAGTAGACGGGAAAAAAGTGACTGTTAAGTTATTGGATGCTCATATAAAAAAGGCCCAATCCCTTCTTGAACCAGAAAAAGAAGCGGCAGACAATGGAGCAGCCAGAGAAATGGTAGAATAAAAATGACCTCACGGAACAATGAATGTAAATGATTTAAAGAAGAAAAGTAATAGGCGTGTTGATACGGGATACTTACGTAATCTTGGCATTCAAAGCTATGGTGATGATAACTTATATCCCCAACATTTAAGAAATATCATTGCAGCGAGTTCAACGGGCAGTGAATGTGCGGAACGTTATGCCAATTTTATAGAAGGAAACGGTTTCCGTGAGGTCGCTTTTTCTGAATATGTAGTTAACCGTCGTGGGGATACGGCAGATGATCTTCATGCTCTTGTTTGTAGGGATGTTGCGGATTATGATGGGATAGCAATACATGTAAACTATAATATGTTTGCTGATATAGTAGAGATACAGCATGTCCCCTTTGAGAATTGCCGTTTATTAGAAGAAGATGAAACCGGATATATTGCAAAGATTGCGGTTCATCCAGATTGGACAGGAAAGAAAACTCGTAAGGGTAAGGCTATTAAGGTTGTACAGGAGAATGTAGAGTTTATCGATGTTTTTAACCCTTGTAAAGAAGTGGTGTATGCACAGATTCGTGCTGCAGGGGGAATTGAAAACTATAAAGGACAGATATTATGGATTAGTAACACAGGAAAATTTGTGTATCCTGTCGGAAGGGCTGACCGGGTGATTACGGAAATGAGTACGGATGAAGGATTAGCCAATGTGAAGTACCGTAATGTACGCTGTAATTTCATGCCTTCTGGAATGCTTATCACTAAAAAAGGTTCTGCATCAGTTCGCATTGATGAAAATGGAAATCAAATTAAAGATGATAATCAAACAGAAGATACCGGATTCTCTGAGACTTTTGAACAGTTACAAGGAGACACTAATGCCAATAAAATCTTAGAAACAATATTGGAATCTGATGAAGAAAAGCCGGAGTTTTTAGATATCAGTCCCAAGAACTATGATAAAGATTTTACAGTTACCGATGCCAGTGTGGTAGAACGTATTTATTCTGCTTTCGGACAAGAACCTTGGTACTGTATTCGTATTGGTAAGGTGGGTTTTTCCGGTGATATATTGGAAGATGCCTTTGAATATTATAACTCTATTGTATCAAAACAACAGCGAATGATTGAACGTGCTTTTCAGAAAATCTTTGAACATTGGTATGAACCTGTTAACCCCTCTAATGACTTTAGTGTACAACCTCTTAAATACGTAAGAAATGCAACAGTATCTAATAGCAACAGATGAAGTGTCTAAGTTGGCCCGTACGATGTCGGTACATATCGATACGGAAAAGATAGAAACATATATTCGAGAATCGGAGAATATTGATTTGAAATCGGCTTTAGGTGATACTTTGTTTTTAGACGTGAAAGACCACCCGGATAATTATAGTGAATTACTCAATGGCGGTTCTTATGATGCAAAATGTGGTGGAAAACGCTCTTTTGTGGGCCTAAAAACCGCATTAGCTTATTATACTTATGCCCGTATGGTGAAGAATGGGGATGGTAATGTTACCCGTTTAGGATTTATGAATAAGGGTAACGAATATTCGTCCCATTCTGATTTTAAAGAGAAGCTTATGGCTTATAATGATGCATTTTCTATGGCCGACCGATATTTAAAAGAGTGTGTACGCTATTTGAATGATAATAGAGAATCTTTTCCACTATATAGAGGAAATGGGGGACTGGCCGCAAACCGTATAACATGTAGAATTTTGGGTGAATAATTATGAAAGAGAATTTTAATACATTAAGACAAAGGGCAACTCAAATAAAAAATGAAGTTGAGGACGGCGCTAATACTTCTGCAAGAGTAGGCTCATTTTGTGAGGACGTAGTAGATACAATGACTGGTACCATTACGGAATATAATGTTTCCGTCCAGCATCCGACTTCGGGAATCGACGGAAGCAACAAGTACAGTCTGGAAAGCGCTATCGCCCAAGTCCCGCAAGAACTTAGAAACATCGGACTGAAGGTGTCATTCATTAATTCGGACGGCAAGGTAGAAACATGGGAGTTCCAGGGCGGGACGTTTACGAGTGCCGGTAGTTGGAAGCAAATACCCAATCAGGCAATGATTGAACGAATTGATAATGATATATTCAACTTAAACGCCGATAAGATTGATATAGATGGAACTTACGACAAAGAGATAACATTAGAACTTTCTCCATCGGCAGTTTGGCAATCCCTTGAGAATATTTTCCCCGAAGGGAAAGATTGTACGATTCACATTGATAACCCGAATAAGCAAACTATATTCTTAGCGTTCTCGTCTGTATCTCCATATCAAGGCCAACAATACTTCCATCCTGATTTGGTCGTTAAAGGGATGAATCATGAAACTATTAGTAGAACAGGTAAAACTCCTAACAGGTCAGAATATCCATATATACTTTTTAAGGCAGTAGATGACAGCAGCATTAAAACGACAATATCTGCCGGTGAGAATAAAAACATATTTGACGACATCAATAAGGTTTCTGAAAATGTTAATCAGAAAATAGAAGAGCAGAGCCAAATTATCTCTGACATACAGGATAGTATTGGCGGCAAAGAGATAAATGTTGATATATATCCATTTAAGATGCAGTTTCAGTCATTAGAGAATACATTTCCTGACAACAGTACCTTGAATGTTGACTATGCTAATACTAAAGCAGCTTGGACTGAGGTTTATTTCAGCAAGTCAAGTGATAATAATACGGATGGGGTACAAGAGATATACAGAAGTAATAAGGTTGAATCAGGCAGCAAACAGGTTGTTGCGCCGTCACCATCTGACTATCCTTATATAATTTATAAGGGATATGATTTGGATGCAACTGTATCTATATCATACACTTTTCCAACTATTGATGAAAAAATAGAAGAGACCAATAAAGAGATAAAGTTGTTAAACAAATTAGACACGCACATACCGACAGTACAAGAAACAGCATCAGTCAGTATAATGCTGGATTACATTGATGCCTTTTTTTCCTGGTGTGACGTGGCGAACCCAATGGGTATTCCAATTACCTGTTGCCTTAATGCCTTTATATACAAAAACAGGTCTATCCAAGACAAGGAGAAATTCAAGTCGTTAATACAAGCCGGGAATGGTTTTATAGCGCACGGGTGGAACCCGCATAAAGGAAGTAATAACTTCAGTGATGCTGAGTTTGAAGATACAATCAAATCGGCCAAAGAATACTTTATTTCTCAAGGGCTGAAAACCGAGGGGTGGTGTCCTCCTGAGAATTATATGGATGCCCATAGTGCTGTAATATTATCCAAGTATTATAATTATTCCATCGGAACAACCGACCAGAAGTATTTCAACGGTGAAGCCAGGTTTATCACTGCCAGCACTAATAAATGGTACATCCCAAGGCACGGAATGGATAATGCAGAGTTGGTAGATTATTCATTGTCTTTACTTGATGAAGCGGTCAAGTATAAAAAGCATTTTGCTCTGTATGCCCATGATACCGCTACTACGACAGACAGAGAGAGGATTTTAAATGCCATCAAAGATTATGCAGACAAAGGGCTGCTTGTTGTCGTTGATACTAATACGCAATATACTTCTCTGCTTAAAACCTGGAGAAATAATATATCTATGATTAAGCCTGTATTCCCGTTTGTCGGGAGTGCTTATTTCGGTGAAGGGGTTAAGGTGTGCACTGATTATGGCACCAGAGAAAAAATAAAAATCTCTTTTACAGGCACTCCTACCAATGGAGTTATTACTCTGAAAGAGTATACCACTACATTATTCAGAAGCGAAAATATAGACAATGAGGTAGAAGGTACTTCATACACTAATAAGCCGTGGAGTGTGGCCACTACTGACGATATGTCTGTACAGGATATATGTACGGCACTTGCATCCATACATTTGGCTTGTCATACGATGATTAATATGGGAGACCATTTGATTGTGGAAAGTGATGTGCCGAGAAAGTGGGTTAATACAATTTCAGTCGCAGAAAACACAAGCGGTCTTGAAGTCAGTATTGAAGTGTTGGATAATGGGGTTGATCCTACTTTCCAATGAGGTTAACACAAATTCATCCCGGCACTTCACGGTCCGGGATGAACAATACTCTTAAAACAAGTCACATTTTTATCTTAAGATTAAGGACATTCATTCTTTTTCCATAACTTTGCCAAACCAGAGATGAAAAATAAGGATGCCACCAGCAATATTTCGCACGGCAATACCTCAGACGTAAAGCTCCACACCAAGCATCCTGCAATGTTGACTCTAAAATCAGTGCTCAAGTGTGGTAAGTAGGAGAAGACAGCTATGAAAAAATTTTATCACTTTCTTAAGTTGGTAAAGTTGATGATTGACATAGTACAAGCATTGTACTAAATCCATCTCTAACATTTTGGGTGCGTCACTTGATGGCGCACCTTTTTTATGGTCTTATCGCTCCGGCAAGCTTCAAGGCCTGTATTTCCCGACTATCCTATACAATAAAACAAATCAGGTAAATCAATGGATAACCTTCTGTACATCTCAATCTGTCCGGCCTGATTCGGGTGCAAATTGTACGGTTGGGTGTTTCTGGAAAACAGACTCTCATCCGGAAGTTGTGATTCATCATTCACCGGATTGTTGTCCAGAGCAGTAGCTATGTCGTATCTTGCCCCGATTACACCGTTTTCAGCCGACCAGCCTTCTATCATGGCATTCACATACTGGTGTTTTCTCTCTTCCACCGCACTCGTATAACAAACATTGTAACACAAATACAATTTACATCCAATGGCATCACACCGTTGCTTCAACGTATTGAGTAGTCCCGTACTGTTACCGCCGTTGGCTCCGATATTGACGACCATCCTTTTAGGTCTGTATATGTCAAACTCCGTGCTGAAGCGTTGAAGTATGGCTTCAATCGTGCACCCGCCACGGGCAGCAATCATAACCTTATGATTGGGATGTTCAGTTCTGAACAGTTCGGCAACCCGATAGCGTAAATCCTCTACACAGAACCCTTCCGTTATACTGTCTCCGGCGAATACGACATCCGGTTCTTTTAATGTGCAGATGTCGATATACCGAATAATCGGCATGTCACTGCCTTTATCAAGGTAAACATACAAAGGCCCGTTCTGGGCGCCGACCGACCAGATTGTATCGTCACAGATAATTTCAGAGCTTCTGCCGGACAGGTAGCTTGTCAGCCGGAGAATGTTTGTCCGTCCGTTCTTGATGATGTCAATTACATATTCACCGCTTCCAAAGCTATCAGAGAAACCGGTTTCTCCCCAGATTTCATCGGATACACTTTCCGCATACGCCAACGGGCCTGTCAACTTATACATACCCAACTTTTGAGTGGACATATCCACATAGAATGTACTCGGTACAACACCTCTCCCTATACCTTTTGAGGCAAACGCAAGCATGAGTCTGTTGTCAGAACCTAAATATAGTTTCATCCGGACATGCCTGATGTCACAGAAATAATCCTTGTCTATCTTGAGGTAGTTACCGCTTCCGGTATTGGTAGCCTTGATTCCGTCTGTGTCCTTTATCCAAGTGGTGTTGCTGAAATCAGTCATATCACTGCCGGAGAACAGCTTCACCATATCTTTCAACCCGTAAATGGATTCAAATAAGGATATTTCACTGGTGTTGCTGAGCAACACCCCTTCTGAATGTGAGAGTGGATATACTCTTTTGTCTTCTTGATTTAACTCTATTATTCTCTCCATATCAATGTATCTCTTTAAAAACTGAATAAGACGTTATGTTTCCAAAATTATTTTCCAGCCTGGCAAAGTGAGTCTCGTAACCTTCTACGATTTTGTTTCCAATACAGGAATATTCTATGGGCTTGCCATCAACCTTGCTGTATGAATGAAAACGGACATATCTTGCATTGTCCGGATATTCCGAACGTTCCAAAACAAGTTCCGGGTATTGCCTGACCACACTTTGTCCACTCGGCGAAATCGTCTTTATAATCTTTCTGTCGGCATCGTAAAACACGCCATAGGGAAATGAAAGGATACATGCACCATTTACCACAAAACGGTCATAAACGGTCAAATCCAGATAATCCGTAGCGTAAGCATCCGGATAGGTGTCAGAAGTAAGGTCGCTGCCGTTTTGGGCAAACAGGCAAGGATTAAATGGAAATGGAATCGAAACATCCTTGTTTCCACCGTAAGCATCAACCTCAAGCCCTTTTATTCGCCCGTCGAACAAAGAAACTTTATCGGACAAATCTTTAATACAATTATCCAAGTCTTCTTTCGTTGCATTCTTGAAATACTTCTGTTGTGTAGTTGTATAGACATTCGTATTGGAAGGTCCGGTATAATGGTTCTTGGAATCTGCGAGAATGATAAAGACATGAGTGTATCCTGCAATATGATAATTGTCGAGCCATTGACTGTTTCGGAAAGACATACCATTATCTGTGGAGTAACAACATACAAAATCCGCATTCTTATCTGTCTGGAAATCGAAAGATTCCCCTTCCACATCTACAATATCACTGACGAAGTAAGGACCTTCCTTGAATGCTCCCGTAGCATAGTCCCTATTTCCTTTCTGCCAGCCCCAATCTGAAATGAATTTGGCATTTGTGTTGTTGGCTTCTTCCAGTAACAGGTCTTCTTGTTTCAACTTCATAATTTCGGTTCTTTGTACCTGCTGCTTCCAACTGCCGACATCAGTAAACGTCCCGCCCTGGAACTCCCATGTTTCTACCTTGCCATCCGAATTAATGAATGACACCTTCAGTCCGATGTTTCTAAGTTCTTGCGGGACTAAGACTACTTTTCAAGGCAAAAAATAGAAAATGGGTGGCTTTATATAGGCTTCTGAAGTATATCTGTAAGGGGAATATAAGAAAAACATGAAAAGATAGAGTAGGGTAGAAAATCAGTAGTATTTATATTGACATTTTATGTCAGTGGAATGTGATATAAATAGGACGATTTGAATATAAGGAATTATAATTTTGGATAAAATTAAAATTCGGAATTATGATTTGTATGTTGATTTCTTTAGTTTTGATTGCAGCGTATATCGTATATGCTATCAGTGTCATGCAGGGAATTCCTTGGAGTGTGAGCGATACTTATTATCAGCTTGATAAACGGGGTAGCCCCAAATGGCTGTTCCAAGCGGCTATGATTGTCCCGGCTTTTTTACTTCTCCCCGCATGGCTGGATGTGTCTCCTGTGGAGATACAGTTTCTCGCTTTCCTTTCCGGCGCCGGGCTTATTTTTGTAGGCGCTGCGCCCTGCTTTAAGTTGGAACTTGAAGGCAAGGTGCATTATATCGCTACCGGAGTTTGCGGTGTGGCTTCGTTGGCTTGGATATGCCTGGTGGGGTATTGGCTGTTTCCTTTGCTACTGTTCGCTTCCTGTATTTATTTGACATACCGCTACCAAAGACCTATGTTCTGGGTAGAGTGCAGCCTTTTCCTGAGTGTTTATCTTACCGTGTTTTGGCTGCTGCTATGAATGTGAATGACTGGGTAATATTGATTACTGCATTAGGTGGTATCGAGGGAATCAAACAGCTTTTAAAATGGTGGATGTCCCGAAAGACGGACGCCCGTAAAGAGGATGCTTCTGCCGATGCTATGGAGAATGAGAATGAACGCAAACAAATTGCCTGGTTGGAAGAACGGATAGCACAGCGTGATACGAAAATAGACGGTTTGTATGCCGAGCTACGTCAGTCTCAAAGCGCCCATTTGGAAGAAGTCCATAAGCGGCATGAGATAGAATTAAAACTGAAAGAGGCTGAAATGAAACGGTGTGATGTTCGAGGATGCGGGGGACGAAAGCCGCCAAGTGATTACTGATGCATGGAAGGAAGGTGTTTCCCAACAGCTCCCTTCCGCCTTTAAATTTGACACAACTTAAAGTTTAACAAAGGCGAATTGAAAATATAATGTATTTTTATGTAAAATCAAAGACGTATGAAGTATTTCACAATTGAAGAACTCTGCCAATCAACAACGGCAGACCGTAAAGGCATCGACAACAGATGCAGTAACGAAATTGCAGCTAATCTGACTGCATTAGTTGATAATGTTCTTGACCCGCTGCGTATATGGTACGGCAAACCTATTACAGTCAACAGCGGTTATCGCTGCCCTGCATTGAATAAAGCTGTAGGCGGTGCGGTTACCAGCCAGCACATGAGCGGGCAGGCGGCAGACATTGATACGGGAGACAGACAGCAAAACAAGCTCTTGTTTGAGTACATCCGCAAGAGCCTGCCTTTTGACCAGCTGATTGATGAGAGCAACTTCGCTTGGGTACATATTAGCTACAGAGCGGATAGAAATAACCGTAATCAAGTACTGAAACTATGAAAAAAACACTTTGGCTATTAGTTGTATTGCTGGTAATCGCTTGTGTGGCGGCTTGGTTCCGTCCGCACGAGCCTTTGCTGGCGGAAATACGTACCGAGACAAAGGTAAAGATCATCGTAAAGGTTGATACGTTACTTATCTCTGCACCTATGGCGCCTCTGTTGGTTTTTCGGTTAACAGATACTATGCGTATCGGTGACACTGTTGTACATCGTGAGCAGGCTTATTACGAAGATAGTCTTTACCGAGTATGGGTGAGTGGTTATCGTCCAAGGCTGGATAGCTTGCAGATATTTCCGAAGACGGTGTATCAAACGGTGACGAATGATATATACCACACCATTACGCCTAAGAAGAAACGGTGGGGAATTGGATTGCAGGTCGGGTATGGTTATCCGAGTGGGTTCTATGTGGGGGCTGGGGTGAATTATAACCTTTTTCAGTGGTAGAAATACTTTTAATATGATGATGTAGATAGCTGATTTCTTCCCTTTTATAGTATATAGATATAAATATACTATATACTATAAAAGGGAAGTTTGATCAATGGTCTTGCAAATACGAGAAATATTTCATATATTTGCATCCGAATCCGAAAGTGATTTCGTATTTGAAATTGAAAACATTTTAATATTAATATAACAACCTAAACTAAGCGGTAATCATTTGTGAAAATGGCTACCGCTTATTTTTTCAGAAAAAAAATAGTAATTGTTGATAACTTTTTCATTTATTCCGTTGATAGTTTACTTAATTTTACTTATTTTTGTCCGTAACCTCAGCGGAGGGTGAGGGATTGTTATATTAATACAAAATGTTTTTCTTATGAATTATTTAATTTTTAAATACGATGAAATGGACGGTAGCTCTATTTCAAACGTATCGACCGACATTTTAACTGTCGAAATTGATGGTGAGCCGTGGTTTGTGGCTTCCGATGTATGTAATTTATTAGGGTTGACTAACCCTACTGAATCTTTATCTTCTCTTGATGAAGATGAAAGGCTGACCTCAGTAATACTTAGGGCAGGCCAAAATCGAAAAGTTAACTTGATCAGTGAGAGCGGATTATATTCTTTGGTCTTTAAGAGTAGAAAACCATTTGCTAAGAAGTTCTGCAAATGGATTACTAAAGTTGTTATTCCTTCAATAAGGAGGACTGGACGCTATGGTATAGACCGAGGTGAAATTCCAAATTTTGTTGTTAGGTATAATGATAATTGGGATAGAGTTGATAAAGGCTACTTCTCTGTTATTAATGAACTATTCGTTAGGCTTTATGGAAGATTTCATCATGTTGGGTATGAAATTCCTAACAAAGCTTTTGATGGAAAGGAGATTCGTCCTGATGTGAGTGTTGGTAAATGTTTTTCTGCCTATTTAAAACTTCACCATCCGGAATTGACAGACAAACATAAGCCTTATAAGCACAAATTTCCGAGTGGGATGGAATTGGATGCAAGGCAATACGAAAATGTTCTATTACCAATCTTTATTCAATATGTGGATGAAGAATGGATTCCTAATCATGCTGAGCGCTACTTCAAGACAAGAGACACAAAAGCACTTGACTATCTTCCCAAACTGTTAGAGTCTAAGAAGAAGACTGCATAATAAAATGCTTTGCTACCCCCTCCGGTAGCAGGGCTATTACTTGATTATAGCCTGTTTTGAATTCAGTATAAGTGGAGCTTATATTGGTAAATCAAAATTTTACTTGGTAGTAATAAAAAATGATCGATATTTTTTTGTCTCATCTTTATTAAGTCAAGATTAAATAAGTAGTAATAAGTAGTAATAATTAAAATAATAGAAGTTATATGACAAAAATAATTGGAAGAAATGAAAAGTGTCCGTGTGGAAGTGGCAAAAAATACAAGAAGTGTTGTTTGAATAAAGAAACAAATTGCTATGGTGATATGAAAGAAAATAAAAATAGCATTAAAGAAAAAGCAGCAATTAAATGTATTTCTAAAAAAATTGTAGATGAAGATGGAAGTAGCTTTTATCGAATATTTTGGGATGATAATATAGAAAAAGTAAATCCTGTTGAATATTATAAAAACTATGAAATAAATAAACGAGCAATTTCATATCGTGATATTATAGAAATGAAGGATCCTTTTCTTGCAGAAGAACTTACAGATGATTTTTACCTGAGATATGCAAAAGAAAAAATCGAAGAAGAAAATTTTTGGAAGACTAAAGAGCAAGAAGAAGTTCCTGAAAACTTTTTGAAATTGTTTAAAACAACTCGAAAAAAGGATCAAGAAGCACTGCTAAAAGGATTATCTATTAATCTAGATCAATTAATTTCGCTTATATTCAAATCATTCACGGAGTATGGTTATCTGTATAGCAGATATCGATTTGAGACTTTACCCAAAGGTTTAGATAGTAATAAAAAACCACAACTTGCTGATGCTTCAGAGAATGGAATAGTAAAAACTATTGGAGAAACGGATATGACCCAAGGACAAGTTAAAAATATGATTGAACAAAGAAAAGTTATTATTGCACATTTTTTTGATCAAGGTGATGACTGGCATTGCTTATTTATTACATATAATAGTATTGACGGAAAAGAGAATTGGAAAAATGGGCAGCCTCATTTCCATTATATATCAAGTGCCTTTGGAGTCACAAGAGATGTCTTTATGAAAAGTATGAAAGATGGACAATATAAATCAACGCCAATCCATATAGATTTATTGGGTTATGGGAATCAAGATGGGGTGAATAAAAACAATAATAATGAATGATACTACATTCTTGGCTTGGCAGAGTAAAATTTGTGAGAGCTAATGACATAGCGGAGACTTAATCGATTATGTCTTGTCTGATGTCTATAGAATTCTTTTTTTGATAATTTTCTTAAAATTCTACATGTGTGTAGAAACATTAAATTGCAATACTATGTTTGATATACTTAATAAATACTCCAATAGCGGTAGTTTTGAATTTAGAAGTATAGATCCACTTGGAAATGTTTGTAATGCTCCAATGAATAGAGGTGGAGTTTACATAGTATATGCTACTAAAGGTAATACTAGGCGATTGATTTATATCGGATGTTGTGGATTGGAAGATAAGGGAAAAATTAAACCTCGCAAAGATGGAATGTATGGCCGTTTAGTTAAGGGTAACCAGTTTGAAAAAGCTCGAAAAGATTCTTGGTCTAATAAAGTGATTGAAATGTCATTGGATAAATTGGAAATTGAATGGTGGGATACAGGAGAAGATTTTCCAGAGATTGTAGAGTTTTGTTTAATACTAGAATATATATTGATAAATAAGCGTTTGCCAGAATGGAACGCAAAACTGTCGTTGAAAGAATCCCTACGTTCTCAATGCGAGAGTTTTATACGAGATAATAACATACAAGCATTGATGAATTTATGAATTTGGTAAAGGAAGAAGAATTACTATGGCATACAATTATGACGAAGATAGCGTGAACGCTATCATTAAATGGGCTGAAACCGCACAATTACCCAAGGAGGTTGTATTAAGTGAAGCTGAACATATTACTGACATCAGTACCTATGTTCGTGCCAATATCAACGATATCAAGCAGCATTACCCGGATGGATTTTACAATCCGGCTATTATCCGACTTTATCGGTTGAAAGAATTTGTAGAAGGAGCGGCTGAATAGTCGCCCCTTCTTCTTTGTTTTTCCTATTGTAATAATATTTAGTTAGGTGTTTCGTTGTATATGGTTTTTTTATATAAATAATATTTATATTTGTATCCTAATCTCAGGTATTGTATTATGAATGACAAACAACAACTCCTTATTAACTGCACATCCCTTATTCCTGTCATAGGAACCTTGATTTTAATAAAGGTTGCCAACGACCAGCTTGTCACTATGGTTACTGCCTATGTACTTTGTGGAGAGCTTTGGGGCGTATTGGTTAGCCGGATATTGAAACTGTATCATATTGATGTGGTTTTTGTTTGGTTGGGCGGGATTCTTCTTTGGCTTTGGTATTGCTTTGGGGTACAGCCCAGCTATATAGGTTGAAAGATTTTGAAGGGGTGGCTGAGTAGTCACCCCTTTTCACCATATTTTGTTATCTTTGCCCCATGACTCACAAAGAAGCTTTATCATATTTGGAACGCATTAAGGATACTGCCATTGGTGCACCCGTGAAAGGGCGTTTCATAGAATCATTGTTCATCAGCCCTACTGATTGGGAACAAATGACAGACTTTATGAATCTTCGTATTCAGAAAGGAGAGGAAACGGCTTTAATAGAGTTTGATAGTGCCGGCAAGAGTCTTTCTGTATATGGGGTATCGGTCAATAATGAATTTGACGTGCCACGTTGGGATATGACTATTATGGATAGTTGGGCGTTGATAATAAGCAATTGATATAAAAATCCCCGATATGCTCGAATACCGGGGATTAGTTGTCATAAGAAACAGCTATTAACTTGTAATAGACAGCGAGCTGATTTTATTTCCAATTTCTTTTAGTGCGCGGTTGAATGTGTCTACTTCTTCACGGTTCAGGGTGTATACCTTTCCGCGTACCTTATTACCGTTTATGCGCTGATATAACCATGCTGCGCTTTTACCGAAATAGTTTTTAGCAATGTAGGAGAGAGGCAGGATATCGGCCACTTCTTTCAACTGGTCTCTAATTTTTAATTCATGCTCTATATGGGTGATACTTTTTTCAATCTCCTCTAATCCCTCTTCATACCATACTTTAGCTGCAGCTTTATCTTCGGTAGTCATTTGAAGGGTTTTTAATTCCTCTTCTAAAGCATTTAACTTTTTCCGTTCTTCTGCATCTAAAGAACCCATTAGCGGTTTCATTTCTGCTAAAATATCTTGTACACTTCTCATAGGATAATGTTTTTAGGATGCCCGCTGAGGGGCATCCGGTTGTTTTTACTTCTTTTCCTTTAGCAATTTACTAAGGTCGTCTAACATTAGATTTATTTGCCTTTCCTTTTCTTCTGGTGTAATTCCCAGTAGTGGGGCGATTCTTGTGTAATCAGCAATCTTTTGTTTGACTTTCTCAATTTCTTGTTTTAGTTCTTCATCTGTCATTACTTGTTTTTTTAAGGGTTAATACTCTGTTTTCTTATGACACTACAAATATACATAATAAATTTGTTATGTACAACTATTACATGAATTATTTTCGTTATCTTGCATATTTTTTCCATATTTGCAATGCGTTACATACTTTTTGATTTGAGGAAGGAATATTATTCCGACCGTAGAACTACTGGTGAAGTTTATCTCTGCCAGTAGTTTGTCATATACGGTTCCGACCCCCGTGTTGTCGCTGTAATGGCTACACTATATCCTTCCTCGAAAGATATGTAACGCAACGGGAAAGCGGAACCGTTCTTTTTTTCCGCTCCTTAATCCGTTACATTATGGGCAAATTTCAATCATCCTCTCCAAAGCTTACAAAGGCTTTCATTGGCTACGGTCATTATCAGCTAACAGTCACGTATTCCGATTGCGTGAAAACCGCAATAACGGGAAATATGGAGTTAATAGACCGTTTGAACTCTGATGTAGAAAAGGAGAGGGAAGAAGCTATTACCGAAGCAATAGCTTTTGTCCAGAAACAATCACTTTAAACTATCGAAGATTTTCCTCATTGCATCATCCGCATGTTTCCGCATTACTCGAAAATAGTTGAATATAGGGCGGTTTGTTTTCATTGACTGACCGATACAATATTCAAGAATTTCTAAGGATATACCTAATTCAAATCCATGCTGAACGAATGATTTACGTGCAGAATAATAAACTACATGCTTTCTTATTCCTGCTATTTTGGCGAGTTCTTCCATTTTGCGGGATACAACAGAATAACATTGCCCGAATGTTTTGTACTTGCCAAAAACAAGTTTTCCATTTTTCTGTATATATTTGTTTATGATTTCCCTTGCTTCCGGCTGGACGGAGAATGCAGTTTTACTTTCACCACTTTTTTTGTTTTTTGTTTTTCGCCGGTAATATTCTATCCATTCTTTTCGGAAATCGATATCAAGCATATCTACAAGATTGATACCACCCAGATAATAGCTTAACATGAAAATATCACGTACTACTCCGATATTGTATTTAGGAATTTCCATGTCCCGTATTGCTTTTATTTCATCAATGCTGAGGTCTAATTCACGGATATTGGCTGACGGCATTCTGCAAAATTCAAACGGTTCTACTTCGTATCTGACCATATTATGCTTTTTGGCATAGTTGATGATTACCTTAAGTAATGTAAGGTAGATTTTGATAGTAGTAGGAGAGAGCCGCTTGTCTTCAAGGCTCATTTCAAAATGCTTGATGTTCCGGGGGGTAATCATTGAAAGTAACAAATCACCTTGGGACTTGATGAATGATTGGCATGCCAAGCGATACAATTTTTCAGATTTGTTTCTTTTTTCCTCTGCAAGCTCTGATAGATAAGATGCCATTGCAGAGGAAAACTTGGCATTGGTGTAGTCTTTCTTTTTTATGATGATTTCCCGGAGTTCGGAACATGAATATACGTCCACATCATATATGTTATCGATAACATTCTGATAATGGTTAAGCAGATTCCGAAGTTTCATGTTCATGGAAGCCGCTTCCGGATGATTGATAACTTGCCCCTCTTTGAATTGTGATGGGGTGTCAATAATACAGTTTGTTGGAATATACCTGGTATTGGAATTATGAGCCAGTGATATTCTTACTTTGTGCTTTCCGTTGATAAGCACTTTTGCAGGTACGATACAAAGTTTAAGCGTTGCCATATTTTTGTTTAATAAAGTTGCGACAATTTGGTAATAATAAAATCGGTGTCCGACAATTGTCCGACAATCAAATTTTGCAACCTGCTGCGAAATATTGGAAATACGCATTTTCGTAAGTACTTGAAAGCCTATAAATAAAAGCACTTCCAACGTTCGCTTACGAAGGAAGTGCTTACACAAAAACTAAACTAGACTTATAGTATTGGAAATATTGCTGTAATCTGTGTACCACTTCTTTGCAGGTTAGCTGAGATAGGTGTCCGACAATAAACGAGAAAAATCAATTCATGTTTTGTAATGTTACGTTACTTTCATTTATGTTTTCAAGCACTTCATCAATGAACAAAGAACGATAATGAGGGCATTTAAGAACGCCCTTTTCTTTTGCTTCTCGGTATACTTTGGAGAATAGCTTTGCTTTCTCCTTGTCAGTGGTCGGTAGTTCCTCTATGGGAGTACCAAGGAACCGGCACCCCCAACCTTTGCAGATAGGGGTGAGTTGGCAATGATTTGGATTGTTCCATTGGGATGAGCAGTTAGTGATTATTTGATTCATATTTTCTATAATCTATCTATATCCAACAAGGTCTTTTTGTTTTTTTCTGACTTGAATCTTATTGTAACTTCTTCTTCCCAATATGTTTTTACTATATCGGCAAGACCATCAGGAACAACTATTGTTGTTCTTACTCCATCACCAGATGTTATTTTAACTTTTCCCAAATTATCAGCAGCAGACAAAACACCAGTGATTGTGTTTTTGTCGATTGTTTTATTACTATTTGTTTGTTCTATAGAGTCTGTCTCTGTTTGCTTTATTATAGAGGATATTTCTGATTTCTTACTAGTTAACTGGACTCTTCGTTCTTTTCCATTCAGTATAGAGGTTATGCCAAATAGGCTAATGTCATCCCCGTCCGGGGCAAGTTGCTTCGTTAATCCGATAAAATTATTAAAGTATGATTCATCTTTAATATTCATGCGAAGGTTGTCTAAATCTCCTCTTCCAATCAATTCAATGTTGTCATTTATATCTTCAATAACATCTTCAAAAGAACTAAATCCTTGCAATGGAGAATCTACCAAGCTACCAAATTTCATACGAAATGCCATACTTGCAGCTCTCGGTGCTGTTATGAATGACTGACATACGTCTTTTAACTCATTGGGTATTTTTCCTGCTGTTCTGAATGACTTTCCTGCTTTCCTTTCAATAGTTCTGATGGCTAATTTTTTATAGGTTTCTACTCTGTCTAACGCATCATCGCTTTTGGCATATCCGAATCCTACCCCACTTCCCGCTATAACTAATTGGACTTCATTTTCATGTAGAGTAATTCCTTTGAGGGATAAATGTCTATTGAAGTTTACGTTTTCCAACATATCTCTTAGCTCTTCTGCTATATCTGTAGGCGGTTCTCCAGATAATGCTAAGCTGATTAACTTTTCTGCATCTCGGTTTAATCTGCATCTCATGGCAAGAGAAGCTGCACTTTTAAGCAAAATAGATATTGTAGGTTCACCTAAATGGGATTCCAGTGCAATAGTGGCGGCCTCTTTTTCCAATTCATATGCTTGTGCATATAGTTCGGATGCTTCCTCAATGTTCCCATTGATCTTTTTCATATCGCCCAATTCGGCCAAATACATGGCTTCATTATGTTTTTCTCTTATATTTCCCATAATAGTTGCACTTACTTTTCGACAAAAATAGCTTTTAATTTGCTAAATTCAATAATTGATATATATGCTGGTAAACAACTGCTATCCGATTGTTCGGTTTGTTTCTTTTTTATATTTAACCGTTTCTCAATCGTGTTGGTCGTAGCCTCTTTTAGGATTCCTGAAATTTCTAGTCTTGCAACGCGATTAAACAATATGTCATCTTTATATCCCATCCAGTAATCAAATCCATCTCCCTTACATGACCGTTCTATTATTGTATAATCTGTTTCATGGACGGCAAGAACACAAGATATGCAAACTGCCGCATGGTCTGTACAGTAATTTATCTCTTTCCAAGAACGGTCTATCTCATCATCAAAATAATCATCCCAATGTATTGGTATATCACGTTTACTATTTCCGTCAAGATGCAAAAAATCCCAATCCTTATGCCCTGAACGATGGAGTGTGGTCATGCAGGCGGAATAATAATGTGAAGCTAAATCCCGATGCATACCAGGCATTCCCTCTTTTATACTAGGTAAATCTAAATAGTCTTTCATTAGTTGCAGATACGGTTATGTTGTTGATTGTTTTATGTTTTTCTTAAATATTATTTAGGAAAAACATTGATGAATTGATAAATAGCATTAGAACCTATGTAGTCACATATCCAGCTCTTAGCGGCAGCTATCAATTTTTCTCGTGAATTTGCATTTGAAGCAAATTCTAAATTTATGATTTCACCATTATAACGGAAAACAGCAATATATTCTTCCATGATACATAATTTGAGTTTGTTATGCTTGGATGATATTGTTTTTATTTATTTTTTTTAATAAATCAATAGATTCTTGACAAATAGCGGTACACTTATATAATGAGTCTGACAGATTTTCCCAAGACTCTTGGCTTACATTAATATCTCCATCTCTATTTTCTACGATTTCATTTAATATGCTAATACAAAACTTCATTTTATCCACGTTACCTACTAATGAAGCAAAATATAGTGCAGTAGCCATATTGAATACAACTTTATTGTAGTCACCGAGTACCTTGTTTATTTTGTATTCTCTCATAATGATAACATATTGAGAGTTGACGATTGCTTGTAATGACCCTTTTTCAAACCCTTTTAGCTTATCATCTACTTCTTTAGATATTAGGTTTTTAATATTTATGGTACTATATATTTGCCAGCCTATTAAGACTGTTACAATTAGAGATAATAGCCCTATGATTACTCCTATATAATCAAAATCAAGAGTTTTGCTTCGTGGAGCGACAATCGATAATGAGGTAATACTAATTATTATACTGATAATTAGTGCGGAATATGATAATGAGTCTTTTGTTTTCATATTGCTATATACCTTTGTGTTGTATTAGATATTTAGTTTGTTATTTTATTGAGAAATCAAAAACTCCATTAAAAGTATCTTCTTCATTTTGTGGCTTTCCCATATAGTGAAAACAGTATTCACCTTTCTCCAATTTCTTTTTGGGATGCACGATGTATTTATTATCGTCAATTTTTTCAATAGCAAGAGGAATGACATCTTTTTCATCAACCCCAGTCTTTACACCAGTCAATCCGTATTTACCGGTTCTTAGGTTTCTATTATTTTTTTCTCATGTAATTGAATTATGGATTACTTATGGAAAGGATCAATCGTTTGCTGGTTGGTAGATGGAATATCTTTTTCGTCTGCAATCTTCTTTAGTAATCGTATGATTTCTTCTTGGTTAGATACCATTTTATTAATTTTCCAATACCAACATACAATTTCTCGGCATACAAGGAAGATAAGTATGCATACAAGAAGAAGCACTAATAGACTCATTATACCATTTCCTGAGCTGCTTGCAGGTGCTTGTGCAAATAATAATGTTGGTAGTATAGCCGATATTAAAAATAAAATTTTTTTCATAATAATATTGATTTTGGGTTTATAATAATACATTCTTTCTAGTTAATTTACTATTTAATTTTTATGGTTGGTTAGTTTTATTATCAGGATTATAATCGCTTGTTATTCTTATATGTTCCTGTGGAAAGGTTATATCTGTTTCTTCCACATTTTGCAAAATGAAAATTCCCAAAGCCCGAGTCTTTTCATTTTGAGGATTTATTTGGGATAATATATCATAATACCATTCTTTTTTATTTGGTAATAAAGGGCATTTTGTCTTTAAATAGTCCTGATAATCTATACGAATTTTAGATAATAGGTTGATAATAACTTCAATTCTATCTTTGGTTAAATTATCTTTTACGGCTACAAGTAGTGCGTCCATATACCCATCTATGGCATATTGTATGAGATTCCCATCATGCATTTTTGTTGCATAGTTTAAAATGCGAGTAAAAGTAATATCAGATTTTAACCATTCCAGCTCTTTCTTTATTTCTTGAAATTGACTTCTTAGTTTTTCGTTTTCGTTTACTAATGTTTCTATTTGATGCTTATTCGTTGTTTCCATGTCTTTAAGCAACTTCTTGTTTTGTTCATCAATATCTTTCTTTAAATTGAAAGATTGATAAATCTGAACGGTAACAAATACAGTTACTGCCAATGAAATAATAGCTACCATCCCGCCAAGGTAATCTATCTCAAGGTCTGTTCTGTAATCATACCTAAATATTGTCACTAAAGATAGTATTATAGCTATTCCACTAGTTATTATAGTGAAATAAATATACGCATGAACATTATGCTTTTGTTCTTTAATCATTGTTCAAAAGGTGATTTCTTTTTTTAGAATGCCGTATTATAATCTCATGCTGCGTTCAACAACCTTTATTACATTATATATTTCAATAACATCGTCAAGATTGACAGTGTAGTCGTTAAATAATTCGTTGAGTGAATGGCAGGTAATATTTCCGTTGTCATCCTGCGCAGTGATTTGCTTAATGGATATTCCTTTTGTTCGATGTACAATAACGAAGTACCAGTCATTGATATGGAGTTTAGGGAGCCATAAATCGCGTCTTACTTCTCTGCAAAGTAGTTTGTCCCCGTCGCAAATAGAATTACGGCTGCCGTCATCCATGCTGTCACCTTCCGCCTCGAATATGCGGTATTTTCCGTGATAGGTCTGGTCTACGATAACCGGCATTGTCGGTAGGGTATCTATGTATTCAGTATCTCCGTAACCTGCAAGATAGCCACATTGTGCTTTGATGTGTATAACGGGCACATTCATATAGCTTAGGTCATCTACTTGGCGGGCGTTGGAATGGAATGTTTGAGATTGGGTATCGGTGAGCATATCCCCCTCACCAGTTAGTAGCCATTCCAAATTATATGTAGGAAATGCACTAACTATCTTTTCACATGTTGCACGCGAAGGTGTACGATGTTCATTAATAATGCGGGTGATAGTTACATTATTAGATATACCAATAGCTTTACTGAATGAGTTCTTATTCAGACCTTCTTTTTCAATAATTAGTTCAATTCTTTCCCAAGCTTCCATATGTGAATATGCTAACAGTTAGTTAAATGTTGTAAATAAACTAACTTTTCAATAGTAAAAGTTTGTATTTATACTAACTGTTAGTATCTTTGCAACATCAACAATGACAACAACAGCAAAGTAAGCGAGTTTTGTCGAGATAACCAAAAAAACAATATACCTAAAAAGGAGTAAGACAATGAAAAAGTACGATTTACACAAGATTATGAAAACGGCTCATGAGATATACAGAAAGTATTTCAAGCTATACCAGCTTACTCACGGTGTACAGACTTTCGGTGACTGCATGAAAGTTGCTTGGGCTAATGAAAAGAAGCGTATCGCTGATGAAGAAGCAAGAAAAGCAGAGAAAGAAGCTATGCAAGCTGCTTTAATACAACCGGAAAGAAGAAGTACTTACGATTGCTTCAACGCTCCATCTTCCGCCTACTACAATCCAAACAGCAAAGGTGCTTTCGGTTCTCGTTACGTAGGCGACTAAATATAAACAAAGCTGCAGAAAAGGTCAGTGCTATACCGGTGATAAAAGCCGTGAGGGTTCGTGATAGCAAGCGGACACTTTACCCTTCACCGGGCAGCTTTCCCAAAATTGATAAACTTAAAACCAAAAGATATGCTACAACAAGAATTTGAAGAGAGAACAGGATTAAAACTATCGGTTGAGGGTTATGCCGAGGTTGAGGAATGCTACATGAATACAGACCTTGATAAAGACGCTTTTTGTAAGCTGTGGATTGAGAATCCAACCGCACTTAAAGAGATAGAACGAAAGACTGTATCAGTACGTGAACTTTACGAGGAACGTAAATGCCTTTCTAACTTCTTGATAGACCAAGCCGAAAAATGGAGCGCAAGCGATTTGAGAGAAAAGGCAATCTCCATGATTGGTGAATGTGAATATCTCAGAAGAAAGATTGCTAAAGGCTACAATCTTTGGGAAGCGGATAAAGAGTTGCTTTTAGATATTCTGAAAAAGTAGAAATAAATCTCTATCCGGTCTTTGAGCCTATCCTTTGATGGGAGATAGAGAACAAGATGGAGTGATTGCCCTAAGTAGTCCGTTCCAGAAAGCGATACTGGCGCTTACCCTCAAACCCAACATAGAGGACGCGAGAGATACCCGGAGTAGCAAGAATTTGCGATGATGTCTGAATGGGAGTTCAGAACGAGCGAAAGATTTGCAACGGTGCGAAATGAGAAGCCGACACGCCCCGAACGGTCATGTAGTGAAGTACAGTAGCTGATAACTCCGTTGAGAAGAGCAGAGAGAGCTTATCGGGGCACGAATATTAATTAAAAATAGAGAGAAAATGAATGAAATAATAGATTACATTAAAGATTCGCCAATCGAGTATGCGATTGATGCATTGTCAGTGAATTTTGTGTTGCAAACACTCCTCTCAATAGTATTACTTCCCTTTATATTATACCTTTTTTGGAAAGTTTTTAAAGAGTTGTTTCGAGGAAGGCGTAATAATTATGGTAAAAAGATTAACCTATGAAAGCAATTATAGAAAAGCAAGTAAGCATACTTCCTGAGAATGGTAGATTTGTCAGTAAGAGCGATACCGGGAGAGAACCTTGTATAGTAATTATCAAACTGTTCTCAATCCCGATATACAGAAAAGAAGTGATTATTTCCAAATGAGTTTTAGTAACTCAGAATAGGGAAGTTTGGTTATAATACGCTTCAAATAACCTTCGAGGAAAGAAATTTCGCAACCACCTTCTTTTAAAGGATGTACACTTTGAATAGCATCAAGATTAATGATACATTTTTCCTCGTTAACAGGGATTTCAATGAATTTACTCATACTTACTTAATTTTTAGATTTTGCACTCCAAAGTTAAGTAAATCTCCCGAATAAAGCGTGATGCCGCCAATCGAATTGGTTCGGGAGAACTCAAATATTAATCATTAAAATTTTATAGTAATGAAAAAGAAAATAATCACAGAGAACTACACTCCGGCTTTGAGAGATATGGAAGTAGGAGATATTCTTACTTTCCCAGTGAAAGCGAAGCCTTCAATCAAAGGAACAATAATTCCTCGGTTAAGAGAGGAATTTTGTGTTGAAGGCGCAGACTGGAAAGTAGGAGAGACTGATAAGAAAAAAGGTCTTTTTGATGTAGAAAGGGTTGCGTGATGATTTCCCTTTCTCCTGCGGAAATGCTTGTTGCAAATGAGTATTGCAAGGGACTTGCCGACAAAGAGGTAGCAAATAATCTGAGTAAGTCTGTTTGGACTATCAAGACACAGAAGCGGACTATCTATCGAAAGTTGGGCATATCCAAAGATACAGAATTGCTTCTGTATATGATTTGCGACAGGTTGAAACGCAATTTTGATTTGAACGAGTTACGGAAGCATGGACTTGAGCTTTTATTCTCCATTCTTTTCGTAGTGATGCAAGTTACTTGTAATGATATTGATTTGCGGAGAATGAAAACACCCTCACGAGCACGTACTGCAATGCGCTATATAAGAATAGGGAGGCAGAGTAATAATAATTTTAATTTTAATTTTTGGGCAGCATGATATATGAGGTAAACGGTAATTTACGCAGTTCCATGTTGATTGATGGGACGGCGGAGGCAAGATTGGCAGATATACTTACCATCATGGATAAGCGTACCTTTCCTAAGAGAGAATCAGAAAGAATAGTAGGTGGGCCAGGTAGATTGAAAGCTTTGGTAAATTCTCGAAGAGTGAGAGTTGAATATAGACCTAATGGACGAAGTTATTACAACGCTTCGGATGTGTTGAGTTTTGCAAAAGTAAGAAAAGGAAGAAACCATGAAAAGAATAATTCTCAACGTGCTATTGCTTAATATATTGGCTTTACCTTGTTTGGCAATGTTTAATGGTGTTGACCCGGTAACGGGAGAGTGGAACTATACTATTAACCTTTTTGGTATAGTGTATTCGATTTGGTTTTATCATAATGTGTTGAAGAAGATAATAAAGATATAAACCTCAGCGGAGGAAGTGTATTACATAAAACTTGTTTAGTTAGACTACTGCCGGCAAGGTCTGTGAAGATATAGCGGGCAGAAACGGGTAATTAGCTCAGTCAGGTAGAGTGGTACATGATTATTTAATGTTGGTAATTTGTCATGGTATTATTTAAAGGTTTCATTCATGTACAGGTCGTGGCGTTCAAATCCCACATTACCCACGAGGATAATCCTCTATTTATTAACCAATAATGCCGACGAAAAGGACGTCGTAGGGAGAATGCCCCTATTTGAGTTTTATACTTTAAACTATCTTGTTAACTACCCTTCCCGGTGTGGCTTGGCCGCCTATCCGGGAGCAATGCCCAAGCGAGGGCAGATATAGTTTAGTATTTTTATTTGGTTGTGCTGAGGTGTTCTGTCTGTGAAGATAGTACACCTTTTTCTTATTCGGGAGTTCGGTGTAATGGCTAACACACCTCATTCGAGGAGACTGGCGGTTCGAGTCCGCCAACTTCCACGATATTTTTTTTATTAACCACATAAATTTTATCATTATGAGTTTGATTAAGAAACCTAACGAGCTGACCGTTAAGACTACATTGTCAGCGCTGATTTATGGACAACCGGGTATGGGTAAAACGACATTGGCATTATCTGCCCCCAACCCTGTGCTTTTCGATTACGACGGCGGTATTCACCGTGTCAATGCGGCTCATCGTGTACCCACTGTTCAGATTACAAGCTGGGATGAAACGAATCAGGTACTTGCTTCTGAGGAAATCAAAGAGTTTGATACGATTGTGATTGATACCGCCGGAAAGATGCTCTCTTTCATGGATAAGGCTATCATGGCAGCCAACCCGAAAATGAAGAAAGCTGACGGAACTCTTTCATTACAGGGGTATGGAGTGAGAAAGAATATGTTCATCAGCTTTGTAAATCAGGTAACCTTAATGGGTAAGTCTGTAATCTTCGTGGCCCATGAACGGGAAGAGAAAGTCGGTGATGAAAAACAGATACGCCCGGAAATTGGCGGTTCATCTGCCGGCGACTTGATTAAGGAACTAGATTTAGTCGGTTATATGGAAGCCATTGGCAAGGATAGAACAATCTCCTTTGATCCGTGCGAGAAGTTCTACGGTAAGAACACCTGCAATCTTTCTTCACGTATCAAGATACCTGTCATTATTGATGCTTCCGGTACCATTACGGGAAAGAATGATTTTATGACGAACATTATCAATACCTATAAAGAGTATCAGACAAAACAGACAGAGTTATCTTCAGAATATGATAAGGTTCTTGAGGTTATTCGTGATACAGTGGAGCAGGTGACCGATATGCAGTCGGCCAATGAGGTACGGGAAGCGATTGCGGGAATGAGCCATATCTTTGATACTAAGGTACGGGCCGGTATGATGCTTAATGAAAAATGTAAGAAGCTTGGATTAAAGTTTAATAAACTCAGCAATAAATATGAACCGGCAGCCTAAGTACAGATTTTACCCGTCGCTACTCGATAAGTTCGAACAGTATCTACGGGCTGATGAACAGGTGGAAAGCTTCTGGAACATTGACAACGAAACGGGGGAATATAAGAAAAGTCCCGAAGAAATTGAAGCGGAGCTCAAGCAAAGCCTGCTTGATGCAATAAACCGCGTTCCGTTTGAGAGTGAGGCGGCCGATAAAGGGACAGCATTCAATGCTGTCATTGACTGTTATATCCACAGGAAAAAACATATTCCAAGCGAACGGGAACCATATACCATTGTCGGTGATGAAGAAACCAACATTATTCAGGTTGACTTCCCGCCTACGGATATAGCGCCTGCCCGTCATTTCCTGTTTGACCGGGCATGGTGTATTGAGCAGTCGAGATATTTTGCCAGTGCATTGTCCCAGGTCTTTGTCTCTGCCATTATCTCCACCCGTTACGGTGATGTGGAGCTTTACGGGTTTATAGACGAACTTCTCCGGGACATTGTCTATGACATCAAATCAACATCCAAATATGATTTCGGTAAGTATGAACATGGATGGCAGCGGCATGTATACCCTTATTGTCTGATTGCTTCCGGTCAGATGGAGAGTGTGAAAGCGTTTGAGTACACTGCCTATCAGTTGAAGGGTGGTACGAGCCGTACACCGTTAATCAGCGGAACGCAGTACCCGGAATACTACACCTATAACCACGAACAGACGGTTAAACTGTTGACCGTCCACTGTGAGCATTTCATAGAGTTTTTGGAAGCTAACAAGGAACTTATTACAGACAAGAAAATCTTTGGGTTAGAGTAATGGCACAAGAAGCAATTTTAGAAAAAGTTAAGGGTGAAGTACACATGAGCAAATCTTTTGACTTCATGTGCTCCCAGCTCCGTAACGGTCGGTATCGTGTGAAAATCGAACGGTTCACAGAGCCGCGGACATTATCGCAGAATGCTCTTATGTGGCTTTGGTTCACTTGTATTGAGCAGGAAACCGGTACGGATAAACAGGATGTACACGACTATTACTGTAACCTTTTTCTTAGAAGAGCTTCCTATATCAAAGGTAAAGAAACGGTTATCGCCGGAAGCACCTCGAAACTCAATACAGTGCAGATGACTGACTTTCTGAATAAGGTACAGGCCGATGCCGCTGCCGAACTGGGAATAACACTCCCTCTTCCGGCTGACCGCTACTATAACGAATTTATCAACGAATATCAAGATAGGAGATAGAAATGAATATCACAAAAGCAAAAATAACGAAGGACAACACGCTTGTTGCCACTTTCAAGAATGAGAATGAGGATAATGTGACTGTTGAGGGAAAAAATCTTATTCATAAGGATTTACGTGCTGCATTCGATGAACTTATCCCTCACCTTACTTTCCTCTGTGAGCAAAAGGAAGCTGACGGCAAAGATTCCATAGATGAATTGCCGGAAGAAATCTTCTCTACATTTGAGGTTACCGGCTATACAATCGGTGGTTCCGACGATAATACCGGTGTTACTTTGGTCGGTAAACGCTTTCTCAAAAGTAAAAAAGTGCTCAATCTCATTGCACCGTCTACCATGTTCAACAATGAGAACGAGGAATACGAACACGCCTTTGAGCTGCAGCAAGCCATTGATGCTTGTAATTATGAAGTAGAACAGTATCTGACTGCAAAGAAATGGGCAGTAGTTCAGCAGGAACTTCCATTTGATGAAAGCGCTCCGACTGATATAGTGGCTGACCCAGTAGAGGGCGCCGCTTTTGAGGAGGAAGCTAACGAGTTCCTCAAACAAGTGGCGGAACAGACTGGTACTACTTTGATTGTGAACGGTAAGAAAGTAAAACCGCGTCATTCACGCAGTAAGAAAGTTAAAGAAACGGCAGCTTGATTATGGCAGCACCTTTTTGTATCACCAAATACCCGGACGGTTTCAAACTTAAATTCATGTATCATCCGATGCTGATTAAATGTGTGAAGAACATCCCGTCAGTCAAGGCAAACGCTAAAAAGGCTTATCTTTTTAATGAAAAAGCCTGGTGGGTTGACCTTGCCGATGAATGGTATGTCAACACTATGGCGAGTTGGGCGGTACAATATGGATATTGCGGATCGGTACAGCGGTCGGAGCAACGAAAAGCTGATATAACTTTTGACATTGCTCCGATGCCGCAACTGACCATATCCCATGGGTTACTCCTTGAACCATACGATTATCAGAAAGAGGGCATTGCATACGCTTTGTCTCATAAACGGTGTATCTTCGGTGACCAGCCGGGACTCGGTAAGACGTTACAGGCAATAGGTACGGTAACGATTGCAAAATCTTACCCCTGCCTTGTTATCTGTCCGGCAGCGTTGAAAATAAACTGGCAACGTGAGTTCAAGAAGTTTGCTGGAAAACAGGCTTTAATTCTTGATGATAAGAACAAAAATACTTGGCAGCGCTTCATTGAAACCAAGTGCTGTGATATTTTCATTACTAACTATGAGTCGTTGAAAAAGTTCTTTGTTCTGGACGTTAAGGATGATGTACGGTTTACGATGAAATCAATCTCTTTTGACCCTCGTATAACGCTTTTCAAATCAGTTATTATTGACGAGTCCCATAAATGTAAGTCTACCAAGACCCAGCAAAGTAAGTTTGTTGAAGGTATCTGCAAAGGTAAGGAGTTTATTCTTGAACTGACAGGAACACCTGTTGTGAATGATAACACAGACCTTATACAACAGCTTAAGATAATGGGACGTCTGGAAGACTTCGGCGGGTATAAGACATTTACCGAGCGCTTCTGCAACGGACCGAAGAAAGCATCCAATCTGAAAGAACTGAATTGGCGTCTTTGGAATACATGTTTCTTTCGGCGTGAGAAAGCAAAGGTATTGACCCAACTTCCGGACAAGACTCGGCAGTATATCGAAATGGATATAACTACGCGGTTGGAATACGAAAAAGCGGAGAGCGACCTTATACAATATCTTCGTGTGTTTAAGAATGCGGACGATGAGAAAATCGCTAAGTCCATGAGGGGAGAGGTTATGGTAAGGATGGGCATTTTGAAAGCCATTTCCGCCCGTGGAAAAATCAAGGCGGCTGCCGAGTTTATTCATGACGTTATCGATGGGGGAGAAAAGCTGATAGTATTTGCTTATCTGAAAGAAGTAGTAATGGAACTGAAAAAGATGTTTCCTCAAGCAGTAACGGTTACAGGTGAAGATAATGCTACCCGGAAACAGATGGCTGTAGATGCTTTCCAAAATAATCCAGATTATACACTTATTATTCTGAACTACAAATCAGGTGGTACGGGGCTTACGCTGACTGCTTCCAGTCGTGTGGCCTTTATTGAGTTCCCATGGACGTTCAGCGATTGCGAACAGGCGGAAGACCGGGCACACCGTAACGGCCAGAAGAATAATGTCAACTGTTACTATTTCCTTGGAAAGAATACCATTGATGAATATATGTATGATGTCATTCAGCGGAAGAAGGGTATAGCTAACGGAGTTACTGGAACTGATGATGTAGTAAAGGAGAATGTAGTAGATATGGCTATGGACTTATTCAAAGGTAGATTATGAGAAAGAAACAAACTACACCGCAATCGGAAAGTCAGATACAGCATAGTTGTCTGACTTGGTTCCGGCATCAATATCCGTCTTTAAGCCGTATGCTGTTCGCTGTTCCTAACGGTGGGAAACGCGATGCCCGTACCGGTGCGCAAATGAAATACGAAGGTGTTTTACGCGGAGTTGCCGATTTGATACTTCTTATCCCTAAGAAAGGTTTTGCGTCTCTCTGTATAGAGATGAAAACTCCGAAAGGGAAACAGAGAGAGGAACAAATTGAATGGCAGAGAGAAGCGGAAAAGTATCGAAATAAATACGTTATCTGCCGTTCTCTTCAAGATTTTATGAACGAGGTTAATTCCTATCTACGATGACTTATATTGAACTAATCAATAATTTTTGGAATGTGAGGCGTATTAGACCGATGACAAGTTACGAGGCTGATTTATATTTTTATCTTCTGAAAGAATGTAACTCGAGAAACTGGACTAATCCGTTCGAATTGCCGACGAGAGATGTAGAGTATGCTCTATCCATCTCACGCAAAACAATTTGTGACCTGCGCAACAAACTCCAACAAAAAGGATTGATTTCTTTTAAAGAGGGGAATAAACGTGGTGGAAGTGCCATTTATACGATAGTTTATGTTACCTGTGGAAACATAAGTGGTAACATAAATGGTAACATAAACGGTAACATAAGTGGTAACATAAATGGTAACACTATAATAAAGAATAAGACAAAGACTAAGAATATAGGAGGAGATAACTCTGACGAGTTATTCCCACCGGAGCCACCACCGAAAAAGAAGCCGCCTAAAACCAAAGTGGAGTTTATACCACCAACCGTCGAAGAAGTGAGAGAGTATTTCCGGGGCAAACTTCCCAACTGGGAACTACAAGCGGATATTTTCTACAATCATTTCTCCGGTCTTGGTTGGAAAACATCCACTGGTGCCAAGGTTGAACGTTGGGACAGCCGGGCCAATCTTTGGATAATCGAAAAAAAACAGCAAGGCAATGGAAAAACAGAAACCCAAGGACAAAACGGTCGGGATGCTGATAAGGCAGCAAAGGCAAGAAACCTCATTGCGGAGTACGCGGCCATCGAGCAGGGATATGATGCTGTCGGCCATCAAGCAGAGATACCCGACCTTTAGCCAAGCATCTGCTGCATATTCGACATCGCTCCAGCCGATACTTCTTGCCGACCTTGATAAAGCGTACAGTGAGAAGTCCCCCACGTTGTCAGACCTTGAACGGATGTACGGTGACGGCTCCTCGGCTTTATGGGCAAAGACGCAGCTACTGACTATTGATTTTGCCTCTGCCACAAAAGAGAGTGCTGATGAAAATGCTTTGAACGAGTTCTCAAACTTGTTTGTAAGGCAGTACCACTACATCAAGCTGACCGAATTCATTCTATTTGTCGCCCGGTTCAAGCTGGGCAGATACGGTAAATTCTACGGTTATTTCGACACGATAACTATTGGCGAGGCTTTCCGCAAGTTCCTCAAAGACCGGTCGGATGAGCTGGATATAATCATCCGGAACCGCAATAACCGGGCACAGGAGCAACAAGCACCTGTAGAGCGGAATCACCAACCACCCGACGACTTACGGGCAAAACTCAAATTAAGATGAAAGACATAAAACTGATAGCGACTATTCTGTCAATTCTGACAGCGTATGCCGCTTTTTATTTTGTCTGCTACTGGATAGCGGACTATTGTTTAAGGACTTATTTGTAACGCAATTATGGAAAACAAAACTTTCAAAGAAGCTATCAAGAGTTATCTTGATGAACGTGCCAGGACTGACGAACTGTTTGCCAAGTCCTACGCAAAGGAAAACAAGAATTTGGACGAGTGCTGTTCTTACATCATGGGGGAAGCCAAGAAGCGCGGCAATGCTGTATGTATTTCTGATAACGAGGTATTTGGTATGGCCGTACACTATTACGACGAGGACGACATAAAAATTAATAAACTTCCTGCCGGCACGAGAACCGTCACTTCCACTTCACCCAAGTCGGTGAAGTTGACTGAGGAAGATAAACAGAGGGCTCGTGAGGAAGCGATAAAACGTCTTACCGAAGAGCAATATGTTTTGCTTAAGAAAAAGCCGTCACGAGGAAAGAAAGAGACAACGGAAGTACAACAGATGTCATTGTTCTAAACCATGAAACCACGTACTAAATTGCAAAAGGAAGTCGCCGAGCTGAGTGAAAAGTTGGGTGAAATCTCCGAATCTCCCAAAAATTGGGCAAAAGAGCACTTGTTTGCTCACACTGCGTATAAATGCAAGGATGAACTTTGGTGTTCAGAATGTGGTAAGATGTGGATAAATACCGATAATAGCGAGTTGGGTACTATCCTTTTGGGTGATAAGACCGAATGCCCTTATTGTCACCATAAATTGGACGTAACAGTAAGTCGTAAGAGCCAGAATAAAGAGGAAATCTACATGGACATACTGCAGGTTGTAGGTGGCTTTCAAGTTATACGTCATATCCTGTGCTGCAAGTATTCTTGCAAAAGTGGTTTTCGTGAGCATCCGATATCAAATCCTTATTACAGTTTCTTTGAGACTGTTCAGGAATGGATTGCAGTTAATGGCAAACGTACCATTATCGCCAGGCCTATGAATATGGGTGGCAATGGATGGTTGTATAGTGAGCCTTTGAGTATAAAGAACGAATACGGTAGCGGTTATTACAGTTATGGAGATGTATACTCTATACATGGATGGTTATATAGCAAGATAGAGCTTCTCCCGGAATTAAAGAAACGCGGTATAGGCCGGAATTTTCCCGATGTCAATCCGTCGAGGCTTATACGATCGCTCTTAACCGGTAACAATGATGCCGAACTCTGTTTGAAAACAAAGCAGATGGCAATGCTTAAGCACATGGCTAAAGAGGGGTATTATCAGCTTCGATACAAGCCGTCTTTCAATATCTGTAATCGTAATCATTACATCATCAGGGATGCCGGTATGTGGAATGACTACATCGACTTGCTGCTCTATTTCAAGAAAGACGTACGTAACGCTAAATATGTCTGTCCTAAGAACCTGAAAGCCGAGCATGATTTGCTAATGAATAAGAAAAGGAGCATTGAAGCAAAGCTTCGCAGGGATAGGGAAAGACGGGAAGCAATCCGTCGTGAAAAGGAACGTAGAGAGAACATTATTCAGTTTTACAAAAGAATGGAGAAGTTCTTCGGTTTGGAGATTACGGACGGAAGTATAACTATCCGTCCATTGGAAAGTATAACCCAGTTCTACCAAGAAGGGAAAGCAATGCACCATTGCGTATATACGAATGGGTATTACAAGCGTAATGATTGCCTTATCCTTTCTGCTCGTATCGGGGAAAAACGCATCGAGACGATAGAATTGTCTCTGAAAACTCTTGAAGTAGTCCAATCCCGTGGTGCATGTAACCAGAATACAGAATACCATAAACGTATCATAGGACTTGTCAAAAAGAACATAGGTTTAATTCGTAATAGATTATCAGCATGAAACATATTATCCGAAAAATAGAATACATCACCGGCGATAATCGTCGGTGTGAGAAAGTGACTATTGAAACAAACGACATCGAGGCTGAGAGAAAACGACTGTATGCCAAGTGTTCCTGTGATGTGATATACTTTACTTATGAGACAATGAAATAGGTCGAAATATGAATGTTCATCAGACAGTTCCCCGTTCGGATTGTACCTCTTTCGCCAGATGTGGCAAGCACTCACTTGCCTATTGCCGAAAGTACGGTGCATCCGAATGTGGGTCATGTGAAATAGTGAAGCGGAAACCGAGAAACCGGGTGGTAGTGGCCGGAGTAGAATGTAAAGTGTGCAGCCGTTGCGGAAGATTGCTTTTGCTATCCTGCTTCTACGATAGAACGATTCACCGCAACGGGAAAGCATATCACATCAAGACATCATGGTGCAAGATGTGCATATCTGAGGATAATAGAAAACGGAATAAGAACAAGAAAACTCACAGAAAATGAAGAAGGCATTTAAAGCATGGTCTAAACAAGATAAAGATTTGGACGAGTTTTTATCTCCGGGTGATTATATAGACGAAAGGTTATACAATTACATAGCGGAAATCACTTGTCCTGCATATTGTTCAAGAGACTTTGTCCAAGGATGCGATGCGGTTAAGAGTGAAAGTGATGTATTGTTCTACATGACAGTACACAAGACCGATGATAACCGATACTTATATCTCGGTATTCTGCCGGAATTTAAACAGTAACTCATAACAATTATAAAATGAAGAAAACACTATTTATCTGCGCACTTCTCTCTGTATTGGCAGGATGTGCTACTCAACAAGCGCCACGTGCGACTTTCAAAAGAGAATATAAAGAGAACCGCTATGAGAAGATGTTTCAACAGGCAGACTCAATGTTTAACATAAAATATAGACATGATGCATTATGAGCAAGATTTGGAAAGGACAAATAACTCTATGTTTATATATCGACAGTATAGTAGTAGGACTAAAATTGACAACATAAAACAACTGCATAAAAGGGGAATTGTGGAACTGAGTATATAGTTGGCTGAACAGAAATATTTCTTCCAGTTCTTTTTTCTTTTTCCTAATTCCTTTCGTATGAGTTGGGCCGTTATGGAATTATGGTCTCTATATTCAAGCGTTATTTCTAATGCTTTTCTGATTTTAAAGAGTGTACAACAAATAAACGATGATATTAGAAACCCCAAAATAGATAATGCTATTAGTAGGTTTAGTTTATATTTTATATGGATAGCATTTTCTAAAAAAATAGCGACTTCTATACTTAGAAAGAGGGTAAAGAATAAAATGAAATAGTTAAATCTGGCATAAAATATATTTTCTATATGCTTCCTCTCTTCTTCTATTTCAGCTAATTTATGTGGTGCTATAGAATACTCCGATTTATCTTTTTTTGTAGCCATATGATTTAAGATTAAATTATTTCGCAAATGTAAATATAAAAAGTAATTTATGAAAACAATAACCATAAAACAGCCGTGGGTGAGTCTAATGGTTAATGGCGTTATAAATTTTAGAATAGTAAATTCTTATCTCTTTAAATACCTTATTAAGTAATAAAAATAACAATGGAGACAATAGAAAATAGATAATGACATAAATTATTGTATCAACATATTTTTCTAATGAAAAAGAAAAATCATCAATATATACAAGTTTAAATATTTGATATAATAATGAAAATGATAATGGACAAATTGAGTAGTAAAATGCCGCATCTGATTTGAATATCAAATATGCGAAGAACCGATTTTGAGGGGTTTCTGAAAGGAAAATAATACATGAAAGCATAAAAAAAAGTAAAAACATAAAAGTATATGATATTGATATTGCTAATGGCAATAGAAGCTCTTGATACCAATCAAAACTTTTAAAGTTATCTATGAAAAAAAAACATACTATATATATTTGTATAGCATTAATAAGAACTGTCATAGCAAATGTCAATTCTCCTTTTTTTAAGCTTACAAGAATTTTTACTATATAATCCATAATTCCTTTTTTAAAGTTTGTCTTCAAAAATAGGATATATTTTTATATATAGAAAATTTTACTGCCAGATTGTGTCAGTAACTTCTTTGATACCGGATAGTCCGTTCATGGATTATTCGGTATCTTTATTTTGTAAATCAAAATAATAAAGTATGTACGCAGTAAATCAGTATGATGCAATTGCAGAGAGTTACGATTCTCTGTTTAAAGATGAAGTCAGCATTGAGGAGAATAATAAGATAGCCTCGATGCTTTTTGATGTTCCCGGAATTATTCTTGATGTGGGATGTGGCACCGGATTGTTCCTTGATATTCTGAAAGTATCTCCAGATGAATATTTCGGTATCGATCCGAGCAATAAGATGCTTGAAGTTTTTAGGAAGAAGCATCCTGGGTATTATAATCTATGTATCCCGTTTGAGATGTTCAACCTAAAGTTTATGGTATTCAATACTGTTGTCGCTCTGTTTGGTTCGGCCAGTTACATTGAAGTCGAAGCGTTAACGGATATCCCCGAGGAGAAGAATTTGTTCCTTATGTTCTATAAAGAAACGTATCATCCGGTGACTTATGAACGTAGCGGTTGCGAATTGGAATATTATGAACATTCGAGGTGTGAGCTGGAACAAGGCTTTCCTCATTGTGAAGTAAAAGAGTTTGGTAACTATTATATCGTGACTAACGTATGATATTATATTCAGAACAAAATGTGTATGAAGCGGCGAAAGAACGCATAAGGCAGTTATTTTCTATAGGTGGTCGTCTGGGCGTTTGTTTTTCTGGAGGCAAAGATAGTACCGCTTTGCTGCATATCACTTTGGAAGTGGCACGTGAACTTGGTATTCGAAAGATACCGGTTATGTTTCTTGACCAGGAATGTGAGTACACATATACAGTCGAGTATATGCGTTATGTTATGTCTTTGCCAGAAATAGAGCCTATTTGGGTACAAGTACCATTCAGATTATGGAACGCTAATAGCGGTGATTGGTTTATTCCTTGGGAACCAGGAAAAGAATGGATGCGTGAAAAAGAGGATGTTGCTTTCAAAGAGAATGTATATGATGCTGACAGATTTAAAGACATGTTCAACGCTATTGCATTTCATCACTTAGGAGAAGATTATGTTTCTTTGGGTGGTGTCCGTATTGAGGAATCTCCGGCCCGTCGTGCAGGATTAACAGGCAAGGAGACCCTCCCTGGTATGACATACGGAAAGCGTTGCAGTCATGGAGTAGTTATGTACCCTTTGTATGATTGGTCTTACCGCGATATCTGGTATTATATCTTCTCCAATCGGTTAAGATATAATAAAGCCTACAATTACATTTTCTCAAAAGAGCCGCTACGTTCGGCCAGGGTGTCCTCTCTGATTCATGAGAACAGTAATCAGAATATCCCTTACTTGCAGGAAATTGACCCGAAGGCATATAATGCCATGTACACCCGCATCCCCAATATTGGTACGACAAATCATCTTCTGTTGGATGCCTTTGAAGAGATACGTAATTATCCGAACTGTTTTAAGGATTGGCCGGAATATTTGAAGTATCTCATTGATAACATAGTGGCTGAGGATAAGAATAAAATCATTTTCTCCAATAACCTGAAGACAGTGATTACTAAAGTAGCAAATTGGTCTGATGTAGACCGTCTTGATATTTACCGCGCTTTTGCTCGTGGGATTATTACCGAAGACTTTGAACAGACAAAGTTAAATAACAGATTATTGGTTCATAAATCAAAGTATAAATATGGAAAGGCTAAAAGAAATAATCATCCGGATGCTTGATGAAACGCCGGACAAAATAAACTTTTTGAATGAAGTGAGGCAACTTCTATTTTCCTTGTCCCCGGAGAAAGTAAACCCGGTAGATCGTGTTATTTGGGTTCCAATGGAAATGGTAAAGGCAAACAACTATAATCCTAATGCCGTGGCAAAGCAGGAAATGCAGTTGCTTTATACTTCCATTCGTGAAGATGGATATACTCAGCCTATCGTTACGATTTGGAGCGAGGAAGAGCAAAAATATATTATTGTAGACGGTTTTCACCGTAACCTCATTGCACGTATGTACAAGGATATTGCCCGACGGAATAGTGGTCGTCTCCCCATTGTGGTTATTGATAAGGATGTCAATGACCGTATGGCATCTACGGTCCGGCATAACCGGGCACGTGGTAAACATTCTGTTGACGGCATGACGAATATCATTTATAACATGATTAAAAATGGAGAGTCGGATGCAGTCATTTGTAAGAAGCTTGGCATGGAACCATTAGAACTTGTAAAACTTAAGCACATCACCGGCTTTGCTAAGATGTTCAAGAACTACGAATACAGCAAAGCCATTAAAGAAATTATTCATCACACAGATTCAGCAGAGTTATGATTATGGATATACAGAATATTGCAATAGATAAAATCATTCCATATTGGAATAATGCCCGGAACAATAGCAAGGCTATCAAACCGGTAGAGGAATCAATCAAGAAGTTTGGCTTTAACCAACCGCTTGTAGTAGATAAGAATCTTGAAATCATTGTCGGCCATACACGATACTTTGCTCTCTTAAATCTTGGATATAAGGAAGTACCTTGTATAGTCGCTGATTTGGACGAAGAAAAGGCACGCCAGTATCGTATTGCTGATAATAAGACATCGGAGTTTGCATCATGGGATGAAGATAAACTGATACGTGAACTTAGGACTATGAATGTCCCTGCAGATATGCAAGATTTCTTTTTTGAGCCAATAGAGCAGTTACTCGGATTTGATGTAAACTTTACTCCGGCAGATGATTATGCAACAGAAGATATGCAAGCAGAGGAAGTACAGCGGGAGTTCAGTCAGGAAATGGAACGTCAAGAGAACGAGGCTTTCAAAAAGAAAACGGAACGTATTGAAGAGAACTTAGAGCAAGAGAAGACCGAATATATTGAAATGGCATGTCCCCATTGTGGAGAAATAATCAGAATGAAGAAGTGATATGGCAGCACCAACGGGAAATAAATTTTGGATGTTAAGGAGTAAGCATGGGAGAGATAAACTCTTTTCCACGCCGGAACTTTTGTGGGAAGCTGCATGTGAGTATTTCCAATGGTGCGATGAAAATCCTTGGCTTTCCAAAAAAGCTGTTCAAAAGACAGTTCCTGTGAAAAGAAAGAAAGGGAAGAAAGTGGAAACTGTTAATGAGCAGCAAGTGCAACAAGAAGTTTCCCCGACTTCCCGTCCATACTCCCTTACCGGATTTTGTATTTACGTAGGCGCTTCATCCAAATGGTGGAGCACCTTTCGTACGGAATGTAAAAATAAGAACGACGAAGATTTTTTAGAGGTCATCGCACGCGTGGAAGAAACAATCGAAACGCAACAGTTTGAAGGTGCATGTGTCGGTGCTTTCAACGCGAATATCATTGCTCGTAAACTTGGGCTTGCGGATAAGCAGGAAGTAGACCATACGAATGCAGGGAAAGAGTTTAAGTCATTTTCATTTCTTCCATATACCAAAGAAGCGGAGAGTGTGAAGTGATGGGAGAGAGAGTCAACATAAAACAGCGTTTAGCCTATAACTATCTTCGTGACGATGTTACGAAGTTCTTATGTTATGGTGGTGCCGGTGGCGGTGGTAAGTCATGGCTCGGTTGTGAATGGCTGATGCAATGTTGCCATTATCTTCCCGGAACTCGTTGGTTTGCGGGGCGAAATAATCTCAAAGACAGTCGAGCATCTATAGCGGTGACATTTGTTAAAGTGGCTAACTCTCATGGCTATCCATATTATCACTTGACAAATGACGGCATCAAGTTCGATAATGGGAGTGAGATTATCTTTTTGGATTTGACATATTACCCCTATAAAGACCCGATGTATGAACGTTTCGGCTCCTTGGAATTTACGGGTGGATGGATCGAAGAGGCGGGTCAAGTGAATAGATTGGCCTTTGAAGTGTTACAGACCCGTATAGGGCGGCACTTGAATGATGTCTATAATGTTCCAGGGAAAATTCTTATTACTTGTAATCCCAAAAAGAATTGGTTATACGATAAATTTTATAAACCATGGAAAGAGCATAAGTTAAAAGATGGTTATGCTTTTATACAGGCGTTGGTACAAGACAATCCATTTGCAACAGAAGACTATATAAACACTTTGAAAAATACTAATGATAAAGTAACGAAAGAACGTTTGTATTTCGGCAATTGGGAATATGATAATGATCCGGCAGTACTTTGTGATTATGATGCTATTTGTGACTTGTTTACAAACGAGCATGTACAACCGGTAGGCTTATCGACTGGTTCTTCTGACCTTGCCATGAAAGGCCGAGACCGTTTTGTCAGTGGGCATTGGATAGGTAATGTATGCTATATCAGATTAGACCAGGAATACAGTACGGGCAAATCCATTGAAGCAGACCTTAAAAACATGATGATACAGTGGAGTATTCCACGCAGTATGATGATAGTTGATAGCGATGGGCTGGGGAGTTATCTTGAAAGTTATCTGAATGGTATCAAAGAATTTCATGGCGGTAATCGCCCGATTAATCCGGAGTTTGACAATCTGAAATCAGAGTGCGCTTTTAAGCTCGCAGAACTGATAAATAACCGACAGATAAGGATTATATGTACGGAAGCCCAAAGAGAGCGTATAATCGAAGAATTAGGAGTTTTAAAGCAAGACCATATAGATGCTGATACCCGAAAGAAAGGAATAATCAGTAAAGAGAAAATGAAAGAGATTCTTGGTCATTCTCCGGATTATCTTGATATGCTGATAATGGCAATGTTCTTCCGTATCAAGCCAATTCCCAAACGACCAAAAGCAAAATTAGGACAGATATGACAGTAAAAGAATTTTTGATATTAAGTGAGGTGGCAAGCAATGCTATTGAACTGTTGGAGCGGATAAGAAAGCTTCCAAAGCCGGACTTCATTTCGGGAGTTCGTTTGCCGGATAATCTGAATGATGCCACTATTGGGCAACTTATGGGGCTGCAATCTATATCAAGCGATATTGATTGCATAATGATGCCATGTCATGTCCTTTTGGGGTTATCGGTTGAACAAATAGAAGCATGTGAGGTAGAGGATGTTTTGGGCTTTTCCTCATGGGTTACTAAAGAGGTGGAACGGATAACCAAGCTGTTTGAAACAACGAGTGTGGCGCCTACTCCTGAGGAAAAACGTGCGGGTGTGGATCAGTTATCATTTGGCTTGTTTGGGTTGGTGGACTATTATGCAACCCGTATGGGAATTACTGACCATGAGCAGGTAGAAAGTGTTCCATGGGTCAGAGTGTATAAATGTCTTGATATGGATGCAGAGAAGATAAGATATGAACGAAGATTACGTAAAATTTATCAAGATAATAACAAATGAACACAAGTGTAGAGAGGAAAATAGCGTCTGTTGCAGAAAAGCTGAAAGACATAACCTATTTGTTTGATAACTGGGCGACGGCTAACGTCCGGTTGGATAAAGTGCCATTACCGGCTATGATTAACTTACTGCCTGTATCCGGTAAGTTCGTTATATCCAGAACACAGTTGAAGGATTGCCCTAACTGTATGATAGCATTTGCAGATAAGACAAGGTTTGATTTCGACGGGGTGGAGAATGATAAGGTTATTGAGAGGTGCAAAGGATATGCCGTACAGTTTATCAAAGAACTGAATAAAAGCGGACTGTTTGAGTGGGTGAGTGATGAAGTACCTTACTCCATATTTTACGATAAGTTGGATGTGAATGTTACTGGGATAATGATAGAATTGAAACTTAAAGAGGTTCAAGGAGTACCCATGTGTTAGTTATGGAAGATAGGAGAAAAGAAATAAAAGGTATTCTGATTGAGGAGTTGGACAGTCTTCGGCAACGTATCATTGAGAATCATATACGGGCTGGGCAGCGTGCAAGTGGAAGGACTATCAAGAGCTTGCATGTTGTGGTAGATGATAATCACGGCATCTTGTTTGGTAGGCAGGCTTTCGGCGTATTGGAAACGGGACGTAGACCGGGGAAAGTTCCTAAAGGATTTTATAAGATTATCCGGCAGTGGATGATGGATAAGGGGATTCAAGTAGAGAAGCCTAAGTCTTTTGCATACCTCGTAGCTCGGAAAATAGCTCGAGAAGGTACTGAACTATATCGGACAGGAAAGCATGAGGACATATATTCAAAAGATATTGAAAGAACGATACAGAATGTAATGAATCGTGTATTTGGTATTTTCTCAAAGGATGTACAACATATAAATTTGAATAACAATGCGAACAGCAATATTTGAAAATAATCATCAGATACGGTATCCTGATGCTGTGTGCTTCTGTTTTAATCCACAAGAGATAACAGTTCAAACTAATAATACAGTGACTATCAGCATTGCGGCCAATGGGAAAAAATATACAGATGTAAGGAGTTCTTATTCAGGAAAAGTATATGCTGATATTTCGTGTTATATGCGTTCTTTCTTTTCTGTTGATACTTCATTGTTACAGTCAATTCGAGTGTCGGTAACGGTTTCTACGAGTGTTGATAATTTTAGTTTTACTACTGATAGTATTTGGGGAGCAATTAATATTGGTGAGGTATTTAATGCACCTCGTGTAGTGAGATGGTTCCGAAAGTTTCCTTTTACTTTCTCATTGTTTGTGGCTGAGGGAGCGACTGTTCGCTTTCGTTATGACCAAAATAGATATGTTACAAAAAACTTATCCGCAGGATTAAATCACATCAATGTTGCAGGATTGGTTCCGTCAGCTAAAGATTTTGCGGTAATTCGTCTGGATGAGGATTTGCCTGCCAGTACATTTGAATACACGTTTGATAATACGTTTACTCCGATAGGTGATGGGGCTGTTATAAATAGGTTGGTAGTAGATTCTTCAGAGTGTGGTATTTATCTTCGTTGGATAGATAGACATGGTTTTTATCAGTATTGGTTGTTCCAGATTGGGGACAATATATTGCAGGTAAGTACAAATGGTGAATTGCTCTATCAAACTTTTTCGGACAACAAATATGCTTATTATGGGGTATCACGTCAATCTAAGAAAATGCAGAAATCTATAAAGGCTTGTGCTACACTTATAGATCAGGACACATTTGATATGTTGTCTACTTTACATACATCTCCTTTAATTGATTTGTATCATGAGGGGAAATGGTTCCCTGTAAGATTGGCAACGGGAACAGTGAATCATCTACGGAAACCTCTACAGGATTTTGAAATTGAGATAATGTTACCAGAAATAATATCACAGATCTTATGAAAAAAGAATTATTTATTGATGGTGTAAAGGTTGATTTGGGAGAGGATACAAAAATCACATTAAATCTTAAAAGCAATTTGTTTTCTGATTTAGGTAAGATTGTCAGTAATAATAGCTATACGATAAAACTACCCAAAACAGTACATAATCAACGTATCATAGAACATGCTGATATGCCTTCATGTAGTACTGGGTACCCAAGAAAATATCACCAAGCAAGATATATCCGTAATGGAGTAGAGATAATCTCAAATGCTAAGGCTGTACTTCTATCGGTTTCTGATACCATTGATATTGCTATCACATGGGGGAATATAACGGTATTGGCAGGTATCGTAGGGAATAATAAATCTCTGAATGAACTTGTTGATAATGGCTATTATATGACTTGGAGGCGAGAAATCAGTAATTATCAATATTGGAACTCCTTTATTGTTTCTGATATGAATATGGGGATAAGAAGCTTTGATACTTTAAACTATGTGCATCCCAGTGTAAGGGTTCGTTGGATATTAGACCGTATATCCGCTGATAATGAACTTGGCTTTTTATTCTCAAATGATATTGTGGAAAGATATATTAGCAAGTTGATTGTTCCATTATTGACGCGTCATGGTCGAGGGTTTGATGTAAATAATCAATTTGGATTGGCTGCGAGATATAATAACGGAGTAAGATATGACTATTACTTGACTGCAATATTGAAAGATGCCTATGCTAATAGTTTTTTGGCGGTAATCAATGCCGGTACCAGTAATTCGGGAATAAAAATTCTCAAAGAAAGTACTAAGATTAGAATATCGGCAAGAATGTTTTTTGATTTTGCTAGTACGGTTCCGGTAAATCCTGCTTTTGTGGTATATAAAGTGATGGATGGGAGAGCTGAAGAAGTGTTTTCTGCTGATGCTTCTGAATTACAAGGAAAAGGTGGGCAGACTTGGACTGCGTATTTTGATTTTGAGGATGAAACATCTGCATTATCAGAGGGTGATATTATTTATTGCGCTTTCCGTGATACGGGATATTTTGTTAATAATTGGGGAACAGATTCTTTTTCTCTTACTTTAGCACCCTATATTGACGAAGCGATAGTAGAGGGGCAGGGGAGCGATGGGTATTACCCCATAATACCCAATCTGCCGGATATAAAGCAGGTTGATTTTATTAAAACGATTGCTGCAATATCCGGAACATTTGTAGTCGTCGTTAACGATACTACTTTGGGCTTTTTTTCTGTGGATGATATTATATCGAATCGAAATAAGGCATACGATTGGACGCGTAAAGTGGTTGCTCCTTTCAAAGAAAATAAACCACAAGAAATTAGTTACTCGCTTGAAGATTTTGCGCAAAAGAATTTACTTACATGGAAAGAAGATAATACAGTAAAGGGTGATTATAATAGTGCCTTGTATGTGAAAGATGAAACAATTGAGGTTGAACGTACTGCTATTGAACTTCCATTTGCCGCCACTGATATGTCTTTTGGCAGAGCTTCTATTCCATTGTATGAATATTCCGGTAGTGAGACTGTTGGGAAAATGAATAGTGTGGAGCCACGGTTATTGGTTGAGGTGGATAATAACGGAAAGTCTAAAGCGTCATTCGAAGGGTTGAGGTGGGACACTTTGGTAAACAGAAATTATGAATCATACCAGAAAATTATTCGTAATCCGATTGTGATTAGCGAAAAGGTTGAAATTAGTGATATTGAGTTGAAAGAGTTAGATGTGACTATTCCTGTTTATTTAGGTCAATATGGTAGATATTATGCTATATTATCTGTAAAGGCAGAAGATACGGGGATATGTGAGTGTAAATTATTGCAATTGGAAGTGTAACTATGGAAAATGTAGAAGAAAGAGTGTTGGATATCCGAGTGAGATATGACGATGCTATCCGAAAAATAGCAGAATATCGTACTCAGTTGGATGTTTTACATCAAGTTGAGAAAACGCTTAAAGAGGATTTAAAGGAGGGGCGTATCAGCCGTGAAAAGTATAATCTGAAATTAACCGAAAATAAGGTTGCTGCTCAAAAATACACAGATGCCATCCGTGTTTTGAATAAACACATTCAAAACGAATATAAAGAGCAAACAGAGCTTGAAGGTAGCTTGGTTAGATTACGTGCAGAGCTTTCTAATCTGACTGCTTCTTATGACAGGTTAAGCCGTGCAGAACGTAACAGTACCAAAGGTAAAGAGATTCAAGATAAGATAAATGCTATTACCAATGAATTGAAAGAAGCGGAAGAAGGCACGCAACGCTTCTATCGGAATGTCGGCAACTATGAGGAAACTTTGAAAAGATTTGTAGGTATCAATAATGACTTTGCAAACTCCTTGTTGAATATTGCTCAAAACTCAAACGGAGTGAAAGGATTTTTCTCCAATATGAGAACAGAAGCATCTGCTTTAGGTTCAACACTAAAAGCATTATTGAAGAATCCGGTATTTATGAGTATCGCAGGTGTAGCCGGAGTTAGCTTTGCTTTCAAATGGTGGTATGACTACAATAAGGGGATAAAGGAAGCTACTAAATTAACGAAGCAATTTACGGATAAGTCCGGTGATGACTTGAAAATCTATCGGAGTGAAGTACAAGCTTTGGCTGATTACTACAGTAAAGATTTCCGGGATATGTTAACTGCTATTAATTCCGTAGAAAAGCAGTTTGGCATATCTTCTGATGAAGCGTTGAAAGTAATCAAAGATGGTTTCATTGCCGGGGCGGATGCAAATGGAGAGTTTCTATCTGCTTTGAAAGAATATCCGGCGTACTTCAAAGAGGCTGGTATATCTGCGGATCAGTTTGTTGCTATTGTTGCAGAAACCAATAAGCAGGGTGTTTTCTCTGATAAGGGAATTGATACCATCAAAGAGGCGAACACCCGGCTTCGGGAAATGACTACATCAACGGCCAGTGCATTGGATGGTATCGGTATCAGCTCTAAAAAAGTTCAGGAAGATTTGCAGACAGGAGCAAAGACTACTTTTCAAATCATGCAGGAAGTATCTGCCAAATTGGATGAACTACCGGAAAGCAGTGCGGTGGTTGGAACCGCAATAGCCGATATCTTTGGTGGTCCGGGAGAAGATGCCGGCTTACAATATATCCGCACCTTGAAAGATATTTCTGTGAATTTGGATGAAGTCAAGGGTAAGACCGGGGAATTGGGTAAAGTGGAAGATGATTTGCTTGCTTCCCAAGCGGAGCTAACGAAAGAGGTCGCTTTGCTTTTTGATGCTACCGGCAGCTCATTTGAAAAGATGACGGCTAAGGTTGAGACTTTTGTTAATGACGTTTTATCCTCTTTGATTAAAGATGTACGAACTTTGTTTGAATCGGTAGAGGATATAACGGAACGGGAAACAAAAGCGGCAGTTGGGCTTGGAAAGAATGTTGCAGAGGCTAATGTCGGAGATGAATATGCCAAGATAGAGGCGGCACGGGCTCGGTATGTGAAAGCGGGGCTTTCAGAGGAAGCAGCTTTGAAAAAAGCCAAAGAAGAAAGACTGCAGATGCTGAACTTATCCCTGAAGCAGGAAGAAGAATACTTGCAGGAAACTGTTGCCATCAATGAGAAATACAATAAAGAACTGCGGGATGCTTCATTCTGGCGTCAAGGAATTGGCAAAGACCGTTCCAATGCAGTCATAAACAAGGATATTGCTTCTTCATGGAATAATCGCATGGCACAGTTGTCGGCTGTGGAGTCCAGGAAAGAGACTATTAACTTGGTGTCTTCATATACTGGAGATGCCGATAAAAAGAAAACGCCGATTGTAGACCCTAAAGCTGTGGCCGAAGCTCTAAAAATCAAAAAGAAAGAGCTGCAAGAGATACGTAAAGCTGAGGATGAAATGCTAAAGCTTATTAAAGATAGCCGGGAAAAGCAGACACAAGAAATAGAATATGAGTACAGTCGGCAAATTGAAGACTTGAAAATCCGTTTGGAGACCGAAAAGGACTTGACACCTCGTGCCAAAGATGAAATCGGAAAACAGATTCTTTCTCTTGAGCAACAGAAAACTATTGCTTTACAAAAGCTCTCTGATGAAGAACTGAAAAAGGATATTGAAAATCGGCAGAAGCTTATCGCCTTGCAGCTTGATTCTGTAAAGGCTGGTAGTGAGCAGGAGTATCAACTAAAGATGCAGCAACTCGTAGCCCAACGTGATGCAGAGCTCCAGCAGAAGGAGCTAACAGAGCAGATGAAACTTGCTATCGTGGAGAAGTATAACAAGAAAATTGATGATTTATCAAAACAGCATGACAATGCTGTAATTAAGAAGCAAGAGGATGCAATGAAACTTCGCTTTGAAACTGAGATAGCCCAAGCATATGGTAATGAGCGGGAGATTCTCCGTATTAAGATGGAACAGAAGCTTGCAGAGTTGAATGCTATGCAGCAACTTGAGGGGGAAAGTATAGAAGCTTTTAATTTGCGTAAACTTCAGGCTCAAAATGAATATAATGATGCAAAAAAAAATGTTGCAGATAAAGAAATAGCTATTGAACAAGCCAAATATGATGCTATGGCTACTGTTACAAATGGACTTATTGCTTTGACAGATGAGATAGGCAATCAAGACCGTAACTTTGCCATTGCAAGCAAGGCTTTGGCTCTTGCTGAAATTGCAATCAATACAGGTAAGGCTATTTCTAAAATGGTTTCGGCGGAAGCTGGAAAGGGTATAATTGGACTTGGTACAATGGCAAGTGGTATAGCTACCATACTTTCTAATATTGCAGCTGCCATATCTACGGTAAAAAGTGCTAAATTTGCACAGGGTGGTTCAGTAGTAGGCCCGGGTTCGGGCACAAGTGACTCTATACCAGCAATGTTATCCAATGGTGAAAGTGTAATGACAGCCGCTGCGACTTCTATGTTTGCGCCGTTATTATCGGCCTTTAACCAAATGGGTGGTGGTATTCCTATCAATGTAACAACCTCATCCAATCAGGCAACGGGTGAGGATATGCTTGCAAAAGCTGTTGCAAGAGGTATGATGATGGCTCCGCCACCGGTATTGTCCGTAGAGGAATTTACTTCTGTTGCAGATAGAGTAAAGTATGTCGAGAATCTTGGTAGTGTATGAATGCGTATGAGTTATTAATTCTGAATAGGGACATCCTCCAAGTAATGGATGGTGTTTCTCTTGATGTTGGGGATGTGAAATATATTCCCGTATATCAAGATTATGTTCGCTTATCACAGGAAGGACATAAAAAAACTTATATCATGCAATATTTATCTGATGAGTATAATATTGCAGAAAGGACAATTTATCGAATCATTGATAAATTTTCAACTACAGTTAATATCTGAGGTTTCATTGTGAATTATTTTTTTAATTCTGTGTTCAACCCTAATTAGGATATAAATGCCAGGTGTTTTTTCTTGCTAAAAATAAAAATGTTGAAAACAAATTTGTATATATAGTTTGTAACTAAAATGTAATTTTCTTGTAATCAGGTATGTTTTAATTGCACTATAGATTTGCAATCTATTTTAATACACCCAGGTTATGATAATGACAAAGGTTACTTATGAGGATGAATATTTGTTTTCACTACTAAAACAAGGTAATCAAGATGCTTTTACACAGCTTTACAATAAGTATTCTTCGATGCTTTATGGTCTGTCGTACAGGTATTTGCAAGATAGGAATCTCGCAGAAGATGTCGTTCAGCAGGTTTTCTTGCACCTGTGGGAAGTACACTCCACTTGCCATATTAAAGTACACTTGAGAAATTATCTTTATACTATGACGAAAAATTATTTGTTAAATATGATTCGGGATACGAATGATATAATCGCAAGAGAGGATATGAAAGGAACTGAACAGAATAATATTATTGATGATGGCTTACAAGAAAAACTTGAAGAAGAAAGGAAGTTCGGCTATTTACGTTGGGCTGTAAAGCAACTGCCAAGTTGCAAACGGGAGATTTGCCTGTTGAAAATATATAGGGGATTGAACAATCAAGAAATAGCGGATGAATTGAATATACCGATAAACACAGTCAAATGTTACTATACGCAATCTTTGAAGCTACTGAAATATTATCTTAGAAATCATGTTGAATAGAGGCAGGGTTGTCAATGTTCCTTCATTTCATAAAGAAATAACGTGAGTATGGCTGAAATGAAACTGACATACAAAAGAAATGTAGCCGTTATACACTTTTGAACATACTCTGTGTCAATAGTACGTAAAAGATATTATTGAATCAAATTTATTAATTACTTAACGTACTAAAATGAGAAGAGGTATTTTGATTGTTTTGACTGTTTTGCTGAGCACATCTTATATGATGGCTACTCAGAAAACAATATTAGAGCGTAAAAAAGCAGAAAAGGGCTACGTCTTGACATCCGATGAGGAGGTCTCAAAAAAAGTGGTTACGGTTAAAATGAAAGGTGTTATTTTTGACAAGAAAACACAGGAAAGATTGCCAGGAGTAACATTGGTACTAAGCGATAATCCTTCGATTGGAACGGTTACTAACATGGATGGCGAATTTCAGATAACGGCTGTCCAGGGATCTAAATTGAAAGTGTCCTATATAGGATATGAAACTCAGCTGCTAGCTGTAAACCTGGATGACAACATTAAAGTAGAGCTTGACCAAGACAATTTCAAACTGGATGAGGTTGTAGTAACTGGGCAAGGTGCAGAAGTACAGAAACGGCGTTTATCATCGAATGTAACGACAGTCAACAGTAAAGAGCTGGAACGTATGAAGCAAGGGCGAATCGATCAGATATTGCAGAACTCCCTACCTAATGTGCAAATTACGATGGCCAGTGGTCAAGCTGGCGCCACTTCATTAGTTAAATCAAGAGGTCTGTCATCTGCCTATTCTAATTCTACTCCAGTAATTTATGTAGATGGCGTACGTGTGGATAATATGAATACGGGAGCCACCTTAAATAACTCTTTAAGCGGTAACAGTGCCGTGACTGGTTCTATAGGTGATATTCCTATGGAAAACATTGACCACATAGAATATGTAACAGGCGGTGCAGCTACTACACTTTACGGTTCAGATGCTGCCAACGGGGTCATCCAGATTTTTACTAAAAAGGGAACAGAGCAAAAGATTTCTTTTTTTGCTGAAACCCAGTTAGAGGCGGATGTGGCTTCTTCACAATTTTATCATTTTAAACGTACAAAAGAATTGTTGCATCAAATAGGATTTACTCAAAAATACCGTATTGGCTTTGATGGTGGAACTGAAAAATATGGCTATAGTTTTGGAGCGAACATGAGCAACAGTACCGGTACCCTGATAAAGAATGGGAACGAAGACCGTAAGTATGACCTACGTTTCGGCTCAAGAGTGAAATTCAACAAAGTTCTTGAGTATCAGAATTCATTTGGTATGGTGATACAGGACTTTGCCCGTAGCCGTAACGGTAACCAAGGTGGATATACAGGATTGTGGTTTACGGAAGGTGCAGCCGCAACTAATTTTAAATATACAAATACCAAAGGCAAGCAAGTAAACTATGGAGCCGATTTGGATGCCTTGGATGATTATGCTTTTGCCCAAATGAAATCTTTTGTAAACACAGCTGAAGCATTACAGAATAACCGGGAATCTGTGAAACGTTTCCAAACTTCACAGTCTTTAAGTTATGCCCCGTTAACCAACCTCACCTTTAAAGGTATACTAGGAGTGGATTATCGTCTGAATAATAATAAGAACATCATTACCAATGAATATCTGATACATACCCAGCAAAAGCCAGAAGGTACGTCAGACGCGGGAAGTATTTCTAATTTTGACCGTAATTACTTTGGTTTGACTATCGATATAAATGGACAACACAGATATCGTTATAGGGACATCTTCAGTCTGATTTCTACAGCTGGTTTCCAATTTTTTAGCACATACGACCACCAATCTGTTTATAATGGTACCAATGTGCGAGATGGTGCGCAAATTGTAGCAGGGGCAGGAACATTGACTTCCAATGAATGGCTGAGTTATCTATATAACTATGGCTATTTTATCCAGGAGAATATCGGCTTTTTAGATCGTTATTACATAGATCTGGGACTACGTTCGGATTACAACACAGCTTTTGGTGACAATGTAGGTTGGCAGTATTATCCGAAAGTGGGAATTTCCTATGTACTTTCCGAAGAACCCTTCATGCAAAGTCTGAAAGAAAGTAATTTTATTAACAATGTACGTATCTTGGCAAACTATGGTGTGGCAGGTAGCTATCCGCCAGCCTTTGAATATCAACGCACAGTAGCTTTCAATTCATTTCAAGGACAACAAGCCGCTTCTTTCGGTAAATATGGAAACCCGGATTTGGCTCCAGAAAAGAAACATTCTTATGAAGCGGGTTTTAATGCGGTTCTTTTTAATCGTATTTTAAATCTTGGCTTTACTTATTATTATGCTTTGACTAAAGATGCCCTTTTCAGTATTCCGTCTCTTCCCTCATCTGGACAGTCGGCCAACTATCTGTCTAATGTAGGGGAAATTGAGAACAAAGGTATTGAATTGAGTGTAGGATTGCAACTGGTAGATACTAAAGACTGGAATGTTCGCTTGAATGCATCATACAACACCAACCATAACAAGGTTCTGAGTATCGGTAATGCAGTACCATTTGCTATTGGTGGTTTCTCGTCAAGAACAGTGCAAACTGTAGTAGCTGAAGGACAGCCGGTAGGTTTCATCCGCGGTTACAAAGCTGTACTGAATTCGGATAACTCATTAAAAGAAATTCTTCCTTTACAGAATTTAGGGTCCACACTCCCTACCGGATATGGAAACTTCTCTCTTTCTGCAAGCTATAAAAATCTGTCTTTGATGATTAACGGTGATTATCAATACGGAGCATACGTACATTCGTTTGACCGTCAATTCCGTTTCTCCAAAGGATTAAAAGACGGTGCAATACCGGAAAAAGCTTTGGAAGGATTAGATCAAGGTGCCAATTGGTTAAATTTTACAAACTTTTTCGTAGAAAAATCGGATTTTGTGAAAATTAGGAATATTGGGATTTCCTATGACTATAAGCCTGAAAAGTATTTGAAGAACATCAATTTTGGTTTTAATGTCTATAACCCGTTTGCCTTTACGGCTTCTTCTGTAGATCCTGAAGCAGCTTTGGCAGGAGCCCGTTCTCAAGGTGCAGTAGCCGTAGGTGGACTAAATTATTCTTCATACTCCACTCCTCGGCAATATGTAGGTTCTATTCGTATCTCTTTCTAAAAATGTCCAACTCTTAATGAAATAATAAAAATGAAGATAAAAAACTATATTCTGTTAGGGGCTTTAGCCTTATCATGCGCATCATGCGAGCTGTTGCAGCCCAATGATATTATCAATCCTAACGTGGACGAAAAGACGTTCTTGCAGACTCCAAATGCAATGAGTACTTGGGTAAATGGAGCCAACCGTTCATTTGCCACCATTATAGGTACGTATGTGGAACTCATAGAAATACTATCTGATAATTACTTCAATAATTACAGCCAAAGCAGCAAAGTTTTTGATTTCCCTACAATCTTATACACAGATGTGGATGTCACAAACTTGCAACGCCATATTGGTACATTACGTGAAACCGCTATTCAGGGGTTAGAAGTGGTGGCTGCAGCTGATGCGACTACTACAGATGCTCAGCGTTTCAACCTTTATTATATAAAAGGTTTTTCTTATTTACTGGCAGGAGAGTATTTTCTTGCGCTTCCTGTTGAAAACGGAGGAGAGGTAAAAAGTTGGCAGGAAAATTTGAATCTAGCGATTTTCACCTTTACAGAGGCTTTGAACTATACTAATGATGCTGGTAAAAAAGCATTCATAAATACAGTGATAGCCCGCTCTTATTATAGGTTAGGAGACAAAACAAATGCTGTGCAATATTCAAATAATGCGTTAGCCTTGTCCAAGGACTTTGTAGAGCAGATTGAATATGATGGAGATAACGGTGTAGAAAGTTCTATACAAGGATATATCTACGGAACAAGCTTTCAGCCGTTGCCTCGACTTGATTTTCTTGATCCGAAATATTTTCAGAAAAACAGCGCAACTGAAGCACGTCCTATCTGTATAGCTAAAGCGGAAGAAGCTTATCTGATTTTGGCCGAAGCAGCTTTAGCTGATAATGATCTTAATGGAGCAAAAAGTATTTTGAAGGAATTGTTGGCACTTGTAAAAAAACGTCCGGTAGAAACCGATATTAACGACCAATTAGAAGGACGTTATAACGGAGGATACAAAGAATATCCCAACAGTTCCGAATACAAAGTAGCTGCTTCGGCTGAAGATGAACTAAGAAGTGGGTTAGTACTTGATCGTCAAATGCCCAATTTAATTTCTATTCCTTACATTTCAGGAACTTCTGTCACAGAAGCGATGATAGATAATCCAACCACAGTGGATAATTTACTGGAAATACTTTATCTTATGCGTCAGGAGATATTCATAGCAGAAGGACGGCGGGTAGCTGATTTAGGAATTCGGCTGCCGATATGTGAAACAGAAGCTGCAAACACTCCGTCAGCTGCCAATTATACAACCGCTCAAATCCCTCCCTTTATTCCTTTAAATCAGGAGATGGATGCCTTCGAAATGAATAAGGATACTAAAACAGTAGTTATTAAATACAATATGAATCGTGTTATCGTACAAAATAAATCTTCAGAATATGTGGCTCCTTTCTTTAACTAATCAAACGATGAAACTGAAAAGAAATATTTTAATGTTTTTATGTAGTTGTTTAATAGGCACCGTGACTGCTGCCGACCGTTCTAAACACGTCATTCTTATTACCATTGATGGAATGAGATCTGAAATGGTAACAGATAGTACAATGCCTTCACCCAACTTAAAAAGAATGAAGAGGGATGGATTGTTTGTGGAACGTATCAAAGGAATTACTCCGACAGCTACATACCCTTCACACATAACTATTGTGACAGGAGTAGAACCTGTTCAACATCGTATCTATTATAACTCTCCTTTTACAGAGAACAGACCAGGAAATGTAAGCTATTGGTATGCAGACTCTATCAAAGCAACTACAATCTGGGATTCTGCAAACCAAAACGGGTTGATCGTAGCCTCTCTTTTTTGGCCTGTATCTGTAGGAGCAAAATCCATTCATTATAATGTACCTGAATTTTGGTCGGTAAAGCCCGTTGCCAATCAATTGGAATACATCAAGCCCTACTGTACTCCGAAAGGCTTTTTAGATGAGTTGGAACGGGAAGCCACTGGAAAATTAAACCATAAAAACTTTAGTGCTGGTTCTATGGATAGAGATGCTCGCACTGCCGCAATGGCCAATTATATTATGAATACCTATAAACCCAATCTAATGACAATACATCTGATTACTACTGACTATGCCCAACATGCTACAGGATTGAGGTCTGACAGAGTGAGTGCAACAGTAGGAAGTGCCGACCATGCTGTAGGGTTGATTCTGGAGAATTTGGAACGGAATAAGTTATTATACAATACTACCGTAATTGTATGCGGTGACCACGGCTTTGTGAACTATAGTAGAAGTATTGTTCCGAACGTATGGTTAGTGCAAGAAGGTTTGTTGAGTGAAAAACCCGGAGGAGAGTGGAAAGCTTGCTTTCATGGAGCAGGAGCTATGATGTTTCTTTATCTAAAAGACAAGAATGATCAAACTACTTTGAATAAAATTCGCAAAAAACTGACTTCATTACCAGATACGACCCAAGCATTATTCCGTATAGTAGAAAAAGAAGAATTAGGCAAGGTAGGGTGTGACCCAGAAGTGGCGTTTGCGTTGGAGCCCGTAAAAGGAGTAGCTGTTGCTACTGCTCGTACCGGAGCGGATGTTATAGAGAAATTTGGAGGTAAGCATGGCTATCTATCAGGTATTGACCCTACGACATTAGTAGCATTTGGATGCGGGATTGAGAAAAAGGAATTACCAGTTATGAAACAAACGGATATAGCTCCTTTTATAATGAAGCTTCTGGGTATCGATTTTGGGAAATAAAGTAATATAGAAACAAAAGACTATTTGAAAATAGAAAAGTGAATTAGTCTTATTGATATTTATAAGCTGAAACAGAGGTATTCCCCTATTTTTGCCTTGATTTTGGAAATGCAAGGTAAGAATGGGGGAATTTTCATATTTCAATCTATAAATGTATGTCTTTTAATTCTATCAGAACTGTTCTTGTTATTGCTAAAAGTTACTGACAGAGCGTGTCAGTGGAATGAACTCCTTATATTCTTCAAGCCGTATCCTGTTTTCTACCTTTGTTACAAACAATTATGTGATATGGCAAAATTATACATTAATAAGGACATTGTAGCTGATAGAGATAAGCTGGAGAGTTGGTATTTGACCGGAGATGAAGGGCTTTCGTTTCCAGATATTCAATATTTTCTTTCATGGCTTGACCCGGCTGACCCTACAATTGATATTGAAATACATTCATGCGGTGGTGATACAGTTGAGGGGTATGCAATTTATGATGCATTACGTGCATCGGGTAAGGAAATTTCTTGTACTGTTGTTGGAAGATGTGCTTCTATGGCGACAATTATTCTACTGTCTGCACCGTTGGAACGCAGAAAGGCTTATCCCCATGCAAAGTTTCTCATTCACAAACCATATTTGGCAAAGTATGACGATGTCTTAGACCTTGAAACGATAGAAACCCTTAAATCAAGTTTGGAAACGGAAAAAGCTAAGATGTTAGCTGTCTATGTTGAAAGGACAGGGACAGAGCCAAACGTATTGGAAACTCAAATGAATAAAGAAACATGGTTTGGTGGAGAGGTTGCAAAACAATTAGGATTTATATCTGCTGTTCTTGTCCCAACTACAGCAAAAGGAATCGATTATAAACTTAATAGTAAAAAAATGAACAAAGAAAAACAAGTGACAGTGAAGCAATCTATCATTGATAAGTTGCTTGCCAAATGTGGCTATCAAAAGATTGAGGATATTCCAGTAATATCTATGGAGTTGACAGACGCCGAAGGTAATATACTGACGGTGGAACGTGAAGAGGGAGAACCGCAAGTCGGGGATGCCGCGTCTCCTGATGGTGAACATGTTATGCCTGATGGGAAGACTATCATCGTAACCGATGGAGTAATTACGGAGATTAAAGATCAGGAGGAAGAAAGTGGTGATGAGGAGATTGAGGCTTTGAAGACCCGCATTGAAGAACTTGAAGCGGAAAATGCGGCTTTGAAAGTTAACGCCCGTACAGTTGAGGACAATAAGATTCTGAATGCTGTAAAGATGGCAGGTGGGGAAAATTGGTTGGCGAAGTATTGCTCAACCTACAGGGTTTCCTTGCGTGCCCAGACTTTTAAGACAACTGTTGATTCTCAGGCCAATGCAGAGGAAACACCTATTCAGAGGAAGTTGAGAGAAGAAAGAGAAAAGCGAGCTAAAAAGTAAAGAAAGGAGATTTGAGTATGCCTATTTTGGATTTTTCAAAATTGACACCGGACAATCAGGCGGTGAAGGATTTGAAAGACTTGATTGAATTGACAGTCTTTCAGAATGAGAATATGGAGCGTTTTATGACGTTCATGCCTAAAGTGACCAATGGCAAGAAAGTTGG